CGCTGCGGCTCCAGCCGGTTCTGCACAGACGTTCACCGTTACCTTGGTCTCGGCGGCGCTTGGGGTAACCACAGCCACGTCCTCCAGCTTGACTTGCACCATGACGACTGGCGGAAACAACTATTGCAGCGATACCAACGCTGGCCACAATCTAAGCGTTACGGCAGGTTCGACCCTCGCCGTGCAAATAGCCGTGAGCGCTACGGCAGGGACAATGACTGAACCAACGTGCGGAATTCAGTATACTAACTTCTAACTACCATGAAAAACCTCTGGTTCATTGCCATTTTGTTTTTTGTTTCGCAAGGGTACGCTGCGACCTACTACGTGACCCAAGCGGGAGGAGGCGCGGGAAGCTCCTGTGCCAGCGCCAATTCTGCCGCGTGGTTTAACACGGCTGGACACTACACGGCGGGCGACACCATCCATCTGTGCGGGGCCTTTACCTACACCGACAACACGTCAACTGCTCTGACCGTGCAGGCAAGTGGAAGCGCGGGGAATCCCATCACGATTGTCTGCGACGCTGGCTCACCGTGTTCTTTTGTGAACTATGCCTGGCCCACCACCGGGGCCATCAACGTGAACGGGAAGAGCTACATCATCCTGGACGGCAACGGCGGAACGATTAGCTCCACACAGAACGGCGTAGGACTCACCTACCAGCAGCAGACGGATGGGATTGTCAGCGAGTACGGGACGAACGTCGAGATCCGGAATTGGAACATCGGGCAACTCTGGTATCGCTTTCAGGGCTCAGCGGACGCCAACGCCTTCGGGTTCGGGATTACGACCTGGAACGATACCAACGGCCTGATTCACGGCAACGCCTGCACGGGGATCATGTGGTGGTGCATCGTCGTCACCTACAACGGAGGCTACAATACCCAGAACGAAAGCATCTACAGCAATTCGTCCTGCTGCTCTTCCGTCGCCATCAACGTGGGTGACGGCGGGGCGAATGCCATCGCCACCAATATCTGGGTCTATAACAACGTCCTTTCCCCCAACACATACTGGGATGGGAGCGGAATCCACGACGCTCCCATACACTATTACATGGTGCAAACCGGGTCCTCTACGACGGGCGCCATGATTTTCAACAATACGATGGTGGGCGATCCCGGCATCAACGCGACAGCGTGCCTTGAGTTGGAACAGATTTCGGGAGCCCTGGTGTTCAACAATCTTTGCGTGTCCACGGGCACGAACAATTATGCGGCTGGAAACTTGTATACCAAGGCCGTCTCAAAGGCCACGATTGCGGCCGACAATGCCGTGTGCGGATCGGCGGGACTGTGCCGAAGCGGAGGAGTGGTCACAGTTACGACTACCAGTGCCCATAACCGGACGAGCGGTGAGTGGGATTTCATCTACGGAACTTCCGATACTTCCTTTCAAGGCACGTTTCAGATCACCGTCACGTCCCCCACGCAATTTACCTATGTCCAGGCAGGCTCGGACGCGCATAGTGGGGGTGGAAGTGTCTACGATGGCTCGCACAACGCCTTCTACAACAACACCGTAGTCTGCTCATCGTCCAGCCAAAGCTACCCGTTCATCATCAACAGCGGCGGTGGTGAGACTTGGGAAAATAACATCTCGAATTGCCAAATCGGGGTGAACATGAACGGTTCCGCAACCGACATGACCCTCTCCGATTACAATACCTATTACGGACTTGGCAGCAACCAGTTTTATTTCCGCACGGGATACGTCACTTACACGAATTGGAAGACGAAGACATTTTTCAACGGTGCTAGTCCCGATGCCCACAGTATCACGTCGAATCCCTTGCTGACGGTCACCTACGGCCTCAGTTCAAGCTCTCCAGCACGTTCGGCAGCGGCAAACTTGACTGGCCTTGGGGTATCCCAGTTGGATTATGACTTGGCTAATGTATTTAGGCCCGTGTCCAGCGCGTGGGACATGGGGGCCTACCAGTACGGTCCTGCCACGCTCCCACTTCCCATCGGCGGCATCACGGCCATTCCACCCTGGCCCAGCACGCCGACCACTACGAATCTTTGGAGTGACACCGACTTCGCTGGCGACACTCCCGGCAACGCGCCCGGTGCGCCCTGGAGCCTCTCGAACTGTTCTGGGGCCGTGGTCGATAACACCGTCTATCACCTCACGGCGGTAGGGCGGTCCCTCAAGGTGACCTCTTGCGGAAGCGCGGGGGTGAATGGCATCATCTCGCAGCAGCTTACCTACTCGGGTGGAAAGACTCTCCAGTTGTCATTCTGGGTGAAAACGGATAGTTCCTATGCTGCCCAGATGGATGATCCAGTGGTGAACATTACACTGGGCAGCGTGTTCTCGAATTCCGCCGTGGGCCGGGTCGCGCCGATGGACATATCCTCAAGCAACGGCCTCACCATTGCTATCCCCGCAAACTCAGGATGGATTCAGGAATATCGTGAAATCTGGCTCAACTCGCGGCTTTACGTGGGCGATACCCTCCAGTTAGACATCCGATTCCCAAGCCCCGGCACAACAGCGGGAACGATTTGGATTGCAGAGCCCTCTGTGGTCGAGGCAGATTTCCCGCTTCAAAATGACATTACCTATCCCAATTTCCACGGCTACTTGTGGAGCGACAAGGTTCCCTCACAGACCTATTACGGTCCTTCACCGGCTGCTGGAAAAATCGCAGGGAACATTGAATTGGCCATGCCCTACTCCGCTTTCAATGCGGGCGATACCAACTTCAGTACCTACTCGGTAGCACTCTACGTCGATACAGCGGCGGGTTGCGCCAACGCCACGGGGCATCGCCAGACGATCTCGATTACGCCACCCACCCAGACGGTCACGCTGCCTCAAACCTTTGGGGCATGGAACCTGGGAGTGGTGCATTGGAACTTCGATGCGGCCACATGGATTGCGGGCCTGGGGAACGCCGCAGAGAATCCCCCTGCCACGGCCTATTACGTCTGCACGGCTGCAACTGTGAACTCAGTGACGTACACGATACCGGACTACCGGTTCTACTATGTGTCTCCTGCGTTTCGGGCCACGCTCACCAACTACTCTGATTCGGATGGAGCCATTGTCCACCGATCCCAGCGCCAAATCGACTGGGGGGCCTACGACAGTTGGACCGCGAAAAATAGGACCGGAACAAGTCCGGGGCTCTACTCGGGATTCGGTGCGACAACGAGTTACGAAAATCTGATTGCAGGCATGGGCTCGACACCGCCCCTCAGTACCAGCAACGCCACGCACAGCGGCATGTTGATTACGACGAATGGAAGCCAAGCGGTCCTCGACTACCAGATCAACAACTTCAATTCGCTCATGTCGCCATTCAACCTATTCCCCGCCGTCAACGTGACGCCGGGAAGCGATCAGCTAAGCCCGTGGCTCACCGTCGCGCAGGTCTATGGCTTCAGCCACTTCCAAATCTCCAACACCCTGTACGGTACAGGGTGGGACGAAGCGGGCCAGGATTCGGCCAACACGATTCCGACCTCACCAAGCTCCGTCACGATAGGTCAAGGTGGATCGGGCGACATCAAGGACGACGGCACCCATTATGCGTGGGTCGAAATCGTACCTAAATACTGGTCGTCTCTCGGGCAGGCCGGAAACACGCTCCAGCGCGGCATGACGAGCGCGGCGGTGGTGTCGTCAAGCGCGTTTGCGAATGCGACGAATAACTACGTGACAGTGGCCTTGCCAAGTTGCCAGGGTCGGCAAATCGGCTGGGGAATTCACGTCGCTGCAAGCACCAGCAATTCCACGGCACCTTCCGGCGATGCCTTCTACAGCTACTCTGGGGCCGAGAATACTCCGTTTGTCTCATGCGGCCAGACGAGCGTTACGTTGATTGGCGACGGCACCAGCGGCGGCAACCAGGGGTCACTCAACTTCGCCTATGGCCCGATTCTGCCCACCTCGAACACCGTCGCAAACACCCCTGCCGCTGTCACTTGCACCTCAAGTTGCACCGGAACGGCCACGGTGAACGTCATCATCCAAGCGGTGTCGCCAGGGCTCGTGAGCCTGCCGTCACCGGGCTTCGCGGCGGTGGCGGGCTCCACGCTTACGCTTCCCGCACTCGGAACTGGACAGACAGGCTTCTACATCTCGCAGGCATCGTCGGCCAGTCCCAATAACCCGTGGAATTACTTCCTTCAGACTCCCGTGGGCTCGCCAGTGCTGGGTGGCTCGACTTACGTGGTGCCGACTGGGGCCGCGATGTCGGTGCAGCAGATTGCTCCCATCGATACCACGCTGCTCAGCCGGCCGAGTTGGGAGAGCGGCTCGCCTACGGTAACCGACCCTTCCTTCTGGCAACTCTACACGGCCGTCATGGACGGCAGCCAGAAAGCCGGTGCACAGGGCTACTACGTCGCCGATGAGCCTCACCCCCAGTCCACCGCAAACGTCTGGCGGCAGATGATGAGCCCAGCGGGTATGCAGCAAAACGGCTCCTACGATATGTTCTCGTGGGGAGTGTTGGTGGACAACACCGCCTACCGAATCTGGAGGAACGTGCTTGATCTCGTCGGTAATGACCCCTACTGCTGCGGGTCGGCTTCGTTAGCAGACTTGGTATGGGCGGGCGACCAGAGCCGCAATGCGACCATCTACAACGGCACCAACAATTCCACGGGCTTGACCAGCGGGACTTCGGGCGGTGTGATGGCGCCGCAGAATAGCGACGTGGGGGCGTGGGTGTTGGGCCGGGACACTTACGGGGCCAAGAGCTACCTCGGTGTCATCCAACAATTCCAGAAGGTCTCGCTGGAGCGCGGCTTCCCGTATGCCGAATTGCGACGGGCGGCTTGGAAGCAACTCATCGGCTGCGAGGAGACAGGCAATTTGGGGTGCGGGAGCATGATGTGGAATTGGGGCAATGGCGACGCGATGGATATTTTCTATTACCAGTACGCCAACACCCAAGCCTATCTCGACGCCGTGCAGTTGGGCCAGGAAATCAATTCGTGGCAGTACGTGCTCGAAAGCCCCACTCTCGATAGCTCCGCGCCTACCGGCATGGCAGGCTACTACCCGCCAGGGGTGGGCACGATAGTCTCGAACGTCACCACCAGCCAGACCCCCGCAGCCGCGTGCGGGATTACCGCCCGTGCTGGCAACTATACCGACTCGACCTTGTTCCCGTTCGGGCCGGTGCGATTCGTGACGAAAGCCATCGGAGGTTCGTATTACATCTTCGCGACGAATCTATGCGGGTCGATAAACTCCAACGGCACGGGAGGGACGGCCTACGCTCCCACGTTCACGCTGACGAACGTGATTCCGTCAGGGAGCACGGTCAACGTGGTCGGGGAAAGCCGGACCATCACCATGTCGGGCCACACGTTCACGGACACGTCCTCGAATTGGCAGGACCAAGAAGTTCACATTTACCAAATCGGCGGGCCGGGTGCGCCGACGATGACCACAGCGGAAAATCGGAAGTGACGGGCAGGAGCCCTATGCTCATACTGGCGGCAGTGGATGCGGTTGTGGATGTGGGATGGGTAATTTGGAGACTCGACATCGAACCCCGGCTACCCTCGCTAACGGTCGTGGCGGCGTGGCTGCTATGGCCATTGCAGGGGCGGGCGCAGCAGGGTGGCATGACCACCCCAACGGATTCGCTTGGGGTGATAACTTTGTTGGCGGTGGCGGTTATGACCATGGGAGCAGTGGTACTCAAACTAATGGGCTGGATTGGCCCTCCGAAGAACGGCAACGGCAAGCAGACGATTATGCAGGTTCCCGCGCCGATGTGTCCGGCCACGGCGGAGTTTCGGGTGCTGATTGCGGAAATGAAGTCCGCCATCATCCAGGGGCACAAGGAAGCGCTGGAGCCCTACATGCTCATACAGAACAAGCTGCTCGAAACCATCGACAGAAAGTGTGACGTAATTCTTCAAAATCAGAGCGCGATCTACTCCAAGGCTCACGCTCAAATCGAAAGTGACTGAAAGGAGAGCCCATGGGAAATGAGGGAATGAATTTACTGGTACTGAATGCCGTTGCGGTGTGGATTATCCAAGCGGCCAAGAGTTCGAAATATCTGCCATTCATTACAGCGGAGACCGGGAAAATCAACAAAGCCGTATCGGCTGTCATCGCGGCATTCGCGGCGGCCGGCGTCGTGTTCGGGGCGAGCCATACGGGGAGTGTGCAGCAGGGCTCTCTCACGATCACCTGGGCCGGTGTGACCGTGGCCAACGTGGTCAGCTTCCTTTACCATTGGATTGGTTATTACTGGTCGCAGAAGTTGATTTTTAAAACAGCCTACGCGCCCGCCGCGCCTCCGGCAAAAACTCCTTGACACCCGCATCTTGGGGCGTTAGGCTTTGCCAAATGCTTGAAGTGTACTTTCCTCGACAAGATGAGCGGGGCGCTTCCCTGAGCGCCCCTCAATTAAAGGAGACCTCGATGAAATTTAAGCCTCAGATTTTGCTGTTACTTTCGATTTGCTGCTTTGCTCTCTCCATGACCGCGTGCGCCGGCTTTATGTCGCTCTGGACGATAGGGAACGTGGCGCTCGGTGCGGTGGGAATCGCCCTGGCCGCGCTTGGTAGCGTCTTGTCGCCAGCGCAGGTGTCAGCGATTACGGGAGCGGTGTCAAAGGTTCAGAGCCTCTGGAATGATCTCAAGACTGCCGTGCAGGACTACACGACCAACGCCACGAATGGAACGCTGACAGCGGTGCAAGGCGTTATCGCGGACATCCAGGCCGCGTTGCCCGATGTCGAGACAGCGGCGAATATCGGCAACCCGGTTGTGAAGGCGGTCATCGCGGCCGTACTCGCAGCGTCAGGCGACGTGCTGTCGTATCTCGCTAAGAACGTGCTGCCACAAGCCGCCGCAGCCAAGGCTCAATTTACTGCCCACAATGCGGAACCAGCTAAGGCCCTTGATGTTGGCATGAAGCTCCAAGCGGTCAAGACCAAGACCACCTTTGAAGCAGCCATTGCCAATTCGGGATTGGACGCGGACACGATCAAGAAGATCAATGATCACTGCGAACACGAAACGCACGCGCACCTCGGTCCGTTCCGGGTGTGAGGCTCTAATGTCTGACCAGCAACCCTCAAGCTCGGGCATCTTCGGAAAACTCTTAATCGGGGTCGTGGCGCTGGCTACGGCCCCGTACTACTGGGTCAAGCGACTGGTGAACAAGAAATGAGTTATGAAGCTGCAACATTTTTCTTCATCGTTGTCGCAGGAATTATTGCGGCAAGTTTTTTGCTGGTAGACCTGATGGAAGGGAAGCCCGAAGCCATGACCACACAAGGCGGTGCTCGGGCATCCTGCGAAGGGAAAGCCATGAAGGTCAAAGTTCTATACGGCATCGATACCATCGACGTTCATCTCGGCAGCAAGCCGGGAAGAAGGACGTTCGCCAAAGGCCAAATCCTGACAGTGGGCACGGAAATAAGCAGGGATGAGGCCATCTCATGGTCTACCTGTGGTTGTTCCGATTTCAAACCGTTTCCGATTGTTGAGGTGGTAAAAGATGGTGGAACCGGACCCAACCCAACAGATTGAGCGCGTCGAGAGCTTCAAGCGTCGCTACGTCGAGCCGCTGCTGAAGTATATGGACCTCGACGCCGCCTGGGACAAGGCCATGCGCGAGCACCCGAACGAGATCAATGGTAGACCGTTCGCACACCGAGCGGCCTATCCTCCCATTCCTAATGGGACACCTTTGATGTTGCCAGACGACAATTAGGGGGGAAGGTCCGCACGTTACCTCATAATCCGCACGCATTCCCGCCAATCAAACCAACAGCCCTGAACAGAGCCATGCCTTCCCCCTTTATTGGGCTTGACTAACCCATCGAATAGTGCAAAGATGCCTGCATGAATCTATCCCCACAAGGAGGCTTACAATGAATTGGCCTTGGAGTAAAAGGAAGAATCGGCAGTGGCGGCGGCCGTCCAAGAAGTTAAAGATGTAATTCAGGACATCAAAAATAACCTCGAACCGGAGACGGACCTGAAGCCGTCGATGATACAGATCACCTTCAGGCCCGGATTCGGAGACAAGCTGACGCTCGAAATAACGTGCTGGCACGGAACCGATGACACCGACACGGACTTTCTCCAGTTCTGCCATCCTGACGAAACCTGTACCTACGTCCACAAAGACACGGTGCTGACGGTCGTGGGAATGGAAGACCCACCGAAATGAAGCGCTCCCCGATGCGCCGGTCACGCAAGCCAATGAAGCGGACGAGTTTCAAGCGCAGCCGCAAGCCGATGCGACGGCACAAGGAGTTTGTGCCGGTCGAAATTGACAGGCATGTCCACCTTGGCGAAACCTGCATCATCAAGAGAATCTTCCTGTCGGAGAAGGCAGCCGTTCAAAGCGGTCTGCCATGGGCCTGGGCTCCCCGTGCTGGCGCGGTCGAGAGTATCCGCCGACAGGTCTTTGACCGAGCCGCCGGGCATTGCGAAGTGCCCAAGGACAGAAAACGCTGTAATGCCGCCATCACTTGGGAGTCGGGCGAAATGCACGAGCGCCAGCCACGGGGCATGACCGGATTCAAGAGAGGCGAAATCAGCGTTGAAAACAGCCTGGCAGCCTGCAAAGAATGTCACCGACGCGAGCACGCGAATAGGAGATTGGTATGGCGGAAAGATTTAAGCGCAGCGAAGCCGACGTAAAGCGGGCCGTAGTGGAACTCCTCAAAGCGCGGGGAGTGCTGTGCTTCAGGATGAACGCAGGGGATCAGATTGTTGTTCACGGCAAGTCACGGCACCGCGTCATGGGGAATCCGAGCGGCACGGCTGACATCCTTTGCTTTCCGCAGAGAACCTATTCAGCAGATCGTAGCAACGCAACATGGCAAGAACCCGAAATAGTTTGGCTTGAGTTGAAATCGCCTACGGGCGAGCAATCCGCCGAGCAAAAGCAATTTCAGCAGATGGTCGAGGACGAGGGCCACACCTACCTCTTAATAAGGTCTGCTGCCGAACTCGAAGAATGGCTTCGGAAGAATATGTAATTTCCCCTTGACAAACCTATCGAACTGGCTGATACTCCCCAATCATGGAGAAAGAACATAAAGCACGCCCCATCATCTTTCAGGGTTGGGGAGTCCGCGCCATCATGGAAGGCCGGAAAACACAGACGCGAAGAGTGATGAATCGGCAGCCGCATCCAGATTTCCTCAAGCGAGGATTGGTCGAGGCGACTCCGCAGAAGGATGGAGTCAGATTTTTTATGGCAGACGGAATGTCGGAACTCGTGAAATGCCCCTTCGGGGTTCCAGGCGACCATCTTTACGTTCGCGAAACTTGGGCGGTGAGCACGGCTTACGATAGTTATCATGGAAGCCTTTCCCGCCATGTTCACAATGTTGCCTATCGCGCCGGAGGAGGATTTAATTTTGAATTTAACGACCGTGGAAGATGGCGTCCCTCCATCCACATGCCCCGCTGGGCCAGCCGCCTGACGCTGGAGATTACAGAAGTCAGAGTCCAACGGCTTCAGGACATCAGCGAAGAGGATGCGAAGGCGGAGGGCGTTGAGCGCAAGCTGCTCTACGATCCCGCCAACCCAGATACCGTGGCCTATTCCTATCGCATGACATTCGCTGATCTTTGGGACGACATCAACGGCAAGAAGTTCCCGTGGTCAGGGAATTTTTGGGTTTGGGCCATTTCATTTCGTCGCATCTAATCAGGAGGTTCCATGTCGGAACGAGTCACAGGTACGGTAAGCCGCTGGTTCGATGAGAAAGGGTATGGCTTCATCTCGGTGGACGGCACGCGGCAATCAGTATTTGTCCACTTCAGCGCCATCGCGGGAACGGGCAAGAAGAAGCTCGCGGAGGGGCAACATGTGGAATTTGAGGTCAAGGACGGGCCGAAGGGATTGAGAGCGGTTGGTGTCGAAAGGGTGGACTGATGGACACAAAAAAGGTTGCACAGAAGATCGCCAAGGACCTCTTTACCGGCCCCAGCAAGCACTACTCGCACTTGTCGATGGATGATGCTGCTCAACTCGGATGGTGTGAGTCAGCCGTGGCGAACCGGATCAAAGCGGCTCTCGACGCGGAACTGAAGAAAAAGAAGAAATCATGACCGACCAGCCTACACTCTTCGATTCCACTCCCGAAGCTCACGGGGCTTACCGGAAGAAGGGGCCGGAGACTTCGCGTGAGGCGGGACTTGCGATGAGAGGCGAGAAGCTGACGGCGCTTCAACAGGACGTGCTGGAATTCTTTTTCGCGCACGGCCCGAGCACGGATGAAGACTTGGAGGATGCCCTTGGCGACTCCCACCCCGGATTCAGCACCCTGCGAAAGAGACGGTCGGAACTTGCCCAGGCCGGAAAGCTGGTGGACACCGGGAAGAGGCGGAAGAACCGGGGCGGGCGCAGCATGGTCGTGTGGGCGATTTCCCCTGAAAAAAGTTCTTGACAAGCGATTTTAATAATATTACGATGAGGACGTTATGAAAAGCCATGTATGCCAGCAATGCGGTTACGCTTGGGTTTCGAGGGTGAAAACCCCTAAAAGCTGTCCGCGCTGTAAGCGGTACGACTGGAGCCCAGACAGCAAGAGAAAGGAAAAATCATGAACGGCGATTACGAAGGCATTGAAGAGAACGGCGGCACTCAAAACACCGAAGAGTCTGTGAAGGCACCGACTACTACGTCCGCTCCGACATGGCAGGGGAAAAATATGTTATCCCTTGCCGAGCTTTCCAAGCAATTGGGCGTGGGCGTGCAGACCTTGCAGGCCGCCATTGATTTGTGGAACAACTTGCGAAGGGCGGCCCTGTCCCTTACAGCACCCGAGGATTGGCTGCTTTTTCGTGACCCCGAAGGGCGCATTACTTGTTACCTTCAGGATTGCGGGTGCGCTCGTGTCCGTCCGCTGTACGGCATCAGCATCTACAATGTTTCAAAACCGGAGAAGATGACCCAGACCGATGGCTCATTTACCTACATCATTTCGGGCAGCGGATTTTGCGCCCGGAGTCTTGGTCAAGTCGAGAGCATTGAAGGTGCCAGATCATCGACAGATGATTTTATCACGAAGCAAAATCCCCCTTTGACGGGAACTGCCCTTGACCTTGCCGTGAGAAAGGCCGCGAGATCGAATCTGGACGGCTCAATAACGCGGGAACTGGCCGGCTTGGAAAGCGTTCCGCTTGAAGAGATCATGGAAATCTACCAGAAAACCGACCCGACCAAGGTTCGTGCTCGATTCCGTGAAGGCCGTGGATTTGGTAAGAAGGGCGAGCGGAGTTTCCAAGGCGAGATGGCTCCCGACAAAGTGCAGCCGCCGAAATGCCCAAAGTGCCACATCGACATGGTTCTTCGGAAGGGCAACAAGGGCTCATTCTACGGATGCCCGAACTTTCGAAGCAAGGACTGCAAAGAAACTCTCAATGAGTCCGACTGGCTTGAACAACTCGCGGCACGGAAGCCAGCCACCAACGGCACCACGGAAGAGAAGTCCGGCTTCACCAAGGCATCCGAAGTTGCCGCCGCCACGTTCCCACCCGAGATCATTCGCCTGGGCGGTATCCTCATACAGCTTCAGCAGGCCGACAAGAGCCTGACCCCGGATGCGGTCTGTAAACAATTTTTCACCATCGAAGGCACGGCGTACACTTACGAGCAGATCAAGACCTGGAAAGCAGCTAAGACCTTGAGGCTGATTTCCAAAGCCTGCGACGAACTTGAAAAGAAGTATGCAACGATCTTGCCCCCTACGACGCCTCCCGACAACGAGGGGCAGGGCGAGTTAGGGTTGTAGAGTTGTGCCGCCACGGATCGGGATTTCCTCTAGGCGTTAGAGGCTGGCGGCATCAGTTTTATGGGCAATGGTTGCGTGCGCTGTGGACACTGACACAGGAGCAGAGATGGAAGGGGCGGAACGGCGACCTCCAGAGGTGGCAACTGGGGGTAATTGGGAGTAGCGACCCAGAAAAAAGAGCGCGGTCAGGATTGACGGCTCGGTCGCTTAACAAGCTCCACGGTGCGAGTCCGTGGCCAACCTCTACGCTGTCCGGTTGGGTGAGATGGACCCCAAAGCGAATCGTAACTGCTATGAGCCGAGCCGGTGGAATTCCGGTCACGCAACCGAGCCCACCAGGAGATGACAATGATCGACCACGTTGTAGTAGATGTTGAAATCCAGAAAACCATCGAGGAAACCCCCGGCGGCTGGGATGCCACGGATAAACTTGGCGTGGCCTGTGCATGTGTCTGGGAATACAAGGGCGAACGGATGCGCGTCTACGGCCCCGATGATGTGCCCTCCCTCCAAGAGCGCCTTCTCAAAGCCGACCGCATCAGCGGGTTCAATATTTACCGTTTTGACTTCCCTGTGATCTGGGCGATTCCGGGCCGTTCCCGCGTTCTGGAATTGAAGCCCAAGACCAACGACATCCTTCAGCGCATCTGGCGGTCCCTCAATCTCAATGATGAGGAATTTTCCAAGCTCCATGCAGGTTGGAGCCTGAACGTCGTGGCTGAAGGCACGTTCGGAGTCGGCAAGATTGGCTACGGCGGCGATGCGCCCAAGTGGTATCAGGCCGGACAATGGGCCAAACTCGTCAACTACTGCGCTGATGATGTTGCCCTAGAGCGCGACTTGACCGATTTCGTGGACCGCTACGGATTTGTGGTGAGTGGCAAGACAGGCCAAGTCCTGAGACTGAAACCATAAGGAGACTCCCTTGAGCGAAACTGAAACCCTTCCGAATGCAGTAGACCTTTCGGGTTCGATAGAAGAAGCCTGGAAACAGGAGCTTCTGTCCGACCAGGGCACGCGCACCAATGCCGAGTATGTGTATGCCAGCGGCTACAGCCCGTGCGCCCGCGCCTTGTGCTATAACATGACCAACGGAGCCGAACGGCCTCCCTTTCCGGCCGACGTGCTGGCTCGGTTCCAGCGCGGCAAGGAAGTGGAACGTGACAAGCTGATTTATCTTTCGCGGGTAGGACAGCGGTGCGTGCCATCGTTTAGCGTCGTGGGCCAGCAGCAGCGCTTCGAAATGCTGGATAAGAAGGGCCGTGTCGCCATCGTCGGGAAGGTTGACGCCCGCTTGGAGTTCTCACGCAAGCTGTCGGCTCCCTTCGAATTTAAGGCATGGTCGCACCTACTTACGGCCAAGATTGAGACGTTCGACGACCTTTTCCGGTCGCCCTGGACAACCAAGGGTGGCTATCAGATTCTCTCCTACCTCTGGGGAGCGAAGGAGCCCATTGGTTTCCTCGGAATTGACCGCCCCGGCATCCCTCGCATCATTCCGGTCGAGTTGGAGCCGAACAAGGAAAGAGTCGAAGAATTCCTTTCCCTGGCCGAAAAAGCCCTTGACCACAAAGAGGCCAAGACCCTTCCTCCCTTCATTGACGATCCCGATGTATGCAAGCATTGCGATTGGTTTGGTGGGCTCTGTCAACCCGATGTGAAGCACGAAGCGGCGAAGGTACTAGCCGACCCCGAGCTTGAGGCCGCCCTAGTGCGCCGGGAGGAATTGAAGGAAGCGCACAGCGAATTCGATTCCATTGACAAGATCGTGAAGGCGCAACTCCGCAACATCGAAACCGGGCTCTGCGGGCAGTTTCTCATCACCGGAACGCCAGGGCACCGGAAGGAATACACGGTGAAGGCAACCGACACATGGACGGTTAAGATTTCAAAACTTTAGGGGGGTTCATGCCTTACAACCTTATCAAGTTGGTTTCGCAAAACTACAAAAAAATTCGCGCCATTTCCATCGAGCCGAAAGGCAACCTTGTCGAGATCAGCGGTCGGAACGGAGCCGGAAAGTCATCGGCCTGCGAGTCCCTCATTGCCCTCCTGAAGTTCTCCGAGCTTCCCAAGTCCGAAACCGAGCCGCTGCGCGAGGGGGCCGAAAAGGGGTTGCTCTACGGCGCCTTCAGCGAGCAACTTGGCGGTAAGGTCTGCCTCGAAGTGACGCGCACCTTCAATAACAAGGGCACCATCGGGCTTACCGTCACTGATGCCAACAAGAAGAAGCTTCCGGGCGGTCCCCAAACCGTAATCGACCAGTTCCTCAGCATTCTTGCCTTCCGGCCGATGGACTTTATTCAGGCCAACAAGGCAGAGCAGTTCGATATGCTGAAGCGGCTGGCACCCTTGGAAGTGGACGTGGATGCGCTGGACGTTCAAAACGAGACTGATTACAAAATACGCCACGGCATCAATCAGCAAGTCGAGTCCCTCAAGGCCCGCATCCCGGCAACCGTGTTTCCCGATGACCTCCCCGCAGGCGAACTCGATATCAGTGCCATTTCTCAGGAGATGGAGGCGGCGGCCCGTGCCAACAACGAGATCACTGTGCGCCAAAGCCGGCGGGATGGGGAGAAAGTCAGAGCCAAAGGGCTCCGCGAAGCGGCAAAGCGGTTGCGCCAGGACGCCGAGAAGGCGAAGGCGCGGGAGATAGAGCGGTACGTCGAACTGGCGAAGGACCAGCGGGACTTGGCGCGGGCCTGCCGGGACAAGAAAGCTGGATATGAGGAGCAAATCGAGTTCCTCAAGAGGCAGATTTCAACCCTGCAAGGCAAGATCGCGGAAGCGGACAAAGAGGCTGCTGGACATGACTCCTCCGCCGAAGAGTTTAGCGCCACGGTCCAAAATGGCGCCGTGCCCACCCCCCAGGACGCCATCGAGAGCCTCCAGATGGCCGAATTGCGCGAAAATGACGCTGTGGCGTGCGAAAAGCGACTTTCCGATGCTCCGCCCCTCCCAGAGCCCGTTGACCTCACAGCGTTCCGCCAGCGCGTACAGGAGGCCACCACAATCAACGATCTGGTGCGCCAGAAGCAGTCTCGGGACAAGCTGGCGGCTGAACTGGCTACCAAGAAGGCGGAGTCGGACAATCTGACTAAGGCCATGGAAAGGCGCGAGGAACAGAAGCGCAAGGCAATCGCCAATGCCAAAATGCCCGTAGCTGGCCTCGGATTCGGGAAGGGTGAGGTACTTTTCAACGGTCACCCACTTGCCCAGGCTGGGACCGCCGAAAAGTGGCGCGTTGCCATCGCCATCTGCATCGCCCAGAACCCAGGGCTGAAGGCAATTCTCGTCCGCGACGGCAGCTTGCTGGACAAGAAAACCAAGGCAGTCATCCGCGATATGGCTTCCGAGCATGGGTACACCATTCTCATGGAAGAAGTGGACGAAACCGGGAAGGTGGGATTCGTGCTGGAGGATGGCGAGATTGTGGCCGACAACTACAAGGGTGAGGCCAAGCAACTGACGCTGGAATAATCAAGACCATGGAGGAAAGGCATGAAAAAGAAAATCCCGACGCCACCCATCGACCCGGTGACGCCACTGATGGAAAAGCTGAGTAGTATCCTCCGCGAACATGAGGAAAAGCAATCCATTCGATACGGAGGCGATATTTCCGAGCGCCTACAGCACGTCCTTCAGGAATACAATTCCGTTGCCGTACAGGCCCTATCAGGGGCCAAGGCATTCCGCGACGATGTGATCGTGGACCTCCGGGCCATCGTGCTATACCTAGAAACCGTGGGCAACGGCTACACGCACAAGGAGAAGGATGCCCGGCTGCGGGGCCTCGTGGAGCTTCTGGAGAAGCAGATTCACTCCCTCCGCACGATGGAATTGGACTTCTCGCGGCAGTGGCACCGCTACGATGACGTGTTCCGGTCTGACTTCCCGACGCGGGAACTGATGTCGAGGATTTACGCGCTGGAGGCCGAGAACAAGGACCTAAAGGTAGCGGTCGAAGGCAAACCCAAACCACTGACGCTGGAATGAAATAGCAGTAGCAGTAGCCGCAGCCCAGTCCGCTGTCTCCGCGTTCGATGTTAAGAGGGGACACATTTAGAGGGTCTGTACCACCCGCCGTTTCCTCCGGGGACGGCGGATTGGGTTGCGGAAAAGGAGGCTATGTGATTCGAGATGATCGTGACTTCGCAATCTGGGCCTTGGGATGCCTCACGGCAGTTGCCATTCTGATTCTCACGCTGCCCGTCCCCGACAAGGTTTGGCTTATAGTTCTAGCCGTACTGACAAGCCTACTCGCCGGGGCCTTCTACAGCATTCTGGGCCACACCTGCCGGGAGTTGGTGAAGTTCGTGGCGGACGCCATAGACGCACAGACGGCACGGCACGACATTGACCGAGCGGCGGCGGAAGACCAGCGCCTCATCCCGACGCCCGATGGCGTGATTGTCAGGAAGGGAGACAACTCATGAGGTACGTGCTTTTTTTCGTCATCACCATTGGGGGTGCCTTGGTGATTTGCGCGGTAGGCTTGCTTTGTCTCAAGTACCGCCCGATGCAGTGTGAGGAGATCACTCAAAAAGCGCCACCCCCTGGATGCACGCCGACACCCAACGGAACCGATTGCTTGCTTGGCGACCTCGCACCGGAGTCGTGGGGAACGTGCCTTGAAACGTCGGACGGCAGGTGGGCCTGCATCCGAGAGGGGCACATTACGATCCGCGACGACAAAGGGACAGTTTTGCAGGAAGCCAAGGCCACTGATTGCCCCGCCTTGGCAGCGCAGATTACCAAGGCTGGTCGGGACAAGATTGTCGTCCCCGTCATTCCTTGGCCGCCCGAACCGGAGCCTGCGGTTGTGCCGAAAAAGACGCCAGAGGCGATATGAGCCAACCCATCAAGGTTCTCAGTCTGACGCAGCCATGGGCAACGCTGTGCGCCATCAGCACACCTATCCAACCCGCGAAGGACATCGAAACGCGAAGTTGGGCTACTTCATATCGGGGGCCTCTGGGCATTCATGCGGCCAAAGGCTTCCCGAAATGGGCGCAGGAACTTTGCGATGAGGAGCCGTTCAAATCCACGTTGCGCGGTCTCCGTGCGAAGGACTTGCCCCGTGGCGTACTACTCTGCATTCGATCACTGGAAGATTGCGTGCCGACCGAAAGGATTCTCAACCCAGATACGATTGCCGTGTTAAATGGGGCAAAGCCGTTGACCGACATGGAGCGGGCCTTCGGAGATTACACGGAAGGTCGATACGGGTTATTTCTTGGTCCAGTGACGAGGATATTTGAACCCCCATTCCAAGTCACTGGCTCGCTCGGACTCTGGAACCTGAAGCTGCCCGAATGAGTAAAGAACTCACCATCAACGAATGGTCCGTGATCTGCACCATCAAGCAGCAGCCGCACTACAAGTTTGTCGGCATGGAAGGCGAGATGGCTGAGCGCATGGTCGAGAAAGGGTTGCTGCACCGAACCTCAAAGAAGGGCGAGTACGTCGTCAGTATGAAGGGACACCAGGGGTTCTACGAGGTGAAGAGATGAGCACGATTAGGCTTGAAGACGAAACCATTCCGAATCTTCCCGCGGGGACTTTCCTTATTCCTCAAATCGGCATCTACATCAAGCGGCAAGAGGCGTTCAAGCCACTCCTGAAGCACCTCGCGCTGACAGGATACAGGATTAGAACCGAGTACGGCCTTTACGCCAGCCTGCGCGATTCCGTCCTGTTGCGTGTTAAGGGAACGGGCCGCAAGGTTTACCAAGGGAAGGAATACGGCGAGTGGGAGCGCCTACCGATTCCCGATGGCATCTGCATCTATAAGGCTTGGGAAGGATACCCCATTGGCCCGTCTCTAGCGCTCCATGAAGAGATCATCCATTCTGCTGGCATGGTTTCCGACTGCGGGTACTATTACCAAGATGGACGTGGTGCCTTCGGAGGCATTCATTTCCTGCGGATGCGCCTATTCGTTGAGCATCTAACGACGCTTGACTTGAAGGAATGGGATGAATTCGCACGGCGGGCACCATGCAGCGGGCCGGGATTCATTCGTGCCTGTGCTGCTTTCTGCCAAGGGACTCGTACTCCGCAATACACCGATAAGCCGAACATTGGGAACCTCATCGTCGGATTCTGCAAGGCTATGTCTGGCGAACCCATGACACACGCCGAACACGAAGAGACTTTGCGGGCGATTGCTAACAAAGACATAAAGGACGAATTCATCTCAATTCTCCGAAAGAAATGACCGCCCTTGAACAACGCGCCTTATCCGCTCTCTACTCTGCCACCATGCGAATGGCCTCAGCCGGGAAGCGTTTTCGCCGCGATATCGCTTGGCGCGTTGACAAGGACCCCGACTACAAGCTCACAGAGAGACAAGCCCGCTACCTATGGCTGCTGGTCGATATGTACCGCCGCCAGATTCAGGACAAGGAATTGCTCGCTCTCGGGGCGCACGTCAAGCTGACCAACGAATTGCCACCCGACATCTATCTGCCGGGAGATCATCGGGAGCCCATTGCGAAGAAGCAGAAGCCTGCCCGCCCGATACCACCTGCCGGTCGTGTTCCATCGTCCCGCTACGAGATCGAACTGGCTCGCGGCGGGGGAAAGCTAGTGTTGTAAAATCGAAAGGAGACCCACCAATGTCAAGAGCCAAGAAAGACCCATTTTTAGAGATTCTCACGTACCTGCGCACCGCGCCGGACGCCGAGTTAAAGCACATCGCGGCCCAAGCTGCCGTCGAGTTGAAAGCTCGCCAGCCAGGGGGACCCGAAGTGCCACGGCCGCGCAAGACACGCAAGCCAGGCGATACCGTGGTTCCGCAGGAAGTCTGATGTACCGCCCGCGCCTGAAAGGCAGCCGATTCGACCGTGAGGCATTTCTCCGTCTCTGGAAGCAGGGCTTGACCGATAAAGTCATCGCCACGCGACTGGGGACGGAGACCTCTACGGTGGTTCACTACCGGACCAAGTATGGCCTTCAGGCGAACAAGGCGGAATATCCGTAACGGTTGACATCCCATCGAACGGCTGCTACCGTCAGGGCATGTCGAACCGCCACCGCACCCCAACGTGCCGGGTGCATCACGTCGCCAAGACCGAGCGCTGCCCGGTGTGCCGGGTGCCAGCGCCTTATCCCAAGTCCCATGCGCAACACGCTGCCACGGTCAAACTCCACCACGTCTGCTTCGCGTGCATCGGGGCCTGCGTCACGGATGCCAAGCAAGCCGCGTCCCGGCGCAATGGGAAGCTGGGTGGACGGCCGCGAAAGAAATAACTTGACAAAACCTATCGAACTCACTTAGGATGCGTCTCGGAGGTCTTAATGGGCGCAAAAAGTTCAATCCAATGGACGGATGCCTCATGGACACCCCTCCGTGCCAAGGTCCGCAAGGATGCGCGGGAGATCGCAAAGCAAAAAGGGTACACCTCTCTCCTGCCCATCATCCAACCCGGAAGAGTGGGGCCGCATTGCGAGCGTGTCTCGCCGGGATGCGTACACTGCTACAGTGAAACCAATAACGGTCGGTGCCTTCCCTTCAACGGAACCGGCCTCCCGTTCAATCGCCAAGCCCGCGACCTCGTTGAAATCTTCCTTGACGAAAAGATTCTCCTTCAGCCCCGCCATTGGAAGAAGCCGCGCAAAGTGTTTGTGTGCTCACAGACGGACCTGTTCGGGGAGTTTGTGCCGGATGAGATGATCGACAAAGTTTTCGACATCATGTGGGAATGCTGCCAGCACACCTTTCAGATTCTCACGAAGCGCGTTGAGCGCATGTGCAAATACGTCGAGAAACGGGCTTCCAGACGTTCATTCGGATGGACGGAAAAAGAGCGGGTGCCGATGGGACCGGGCTACGAGGCTCACTTGGATGATATTTTCTATCGCAACCAATGCGGCTACGCTCATGGCGATTGGCGATGTTCTCATCCCAAAAATAACGAGGAAGGCGAATGCCACAACTACTGCTGCCCCATTGCTGAGAGCATTGACGACTGGGAGAGCCTGAAGGCAATAGGTGTCGAGAGAGAGTATGAATTTGACGAAAAGGGACTGACGGAAGAGAGCACCGATTGGATGCGGCTTTGTGGCCGCCCGAAGCACGCCTTGCCTCCCAATGTGCAGTTCGGATTCAGCGCGGAAAATCAAAAGACTTTCAATGAACGGATGACGCGATTTGAATCCATGCGCTGGATTGTGGGGCCTTACAATGTGCTCTTCGCCAGCTTGGAACCGCTCATTGGCCCGATCAGTTTCGATGTGCCATATCCTGAGAACGAGCATACTTGGTCGGCACTTTCCCGGTACGATTTTAGCGATGGCAGCGGCGAACTAAAAGTTCCTCATCTAAATTTGGTTATCGCCGGTGGCGAGAGTGGTCCGAATGCGCGGCCCTCGAATCTCGCGTGGTATCGAAGCCTGCGAGATCAGTGTAAGGCGGCTGGCGTGAAATATTTTATGAAGCAACTCGGGGCGCACCCATGGACGCACATTAACGGCGGGCAGATACCTCTCCGCATCAAGGACCATAAGGGTGGGAACCCCGAAGAATGGCCAGAGGATTTAAGAATTCGAGAATTCCCCGAGGTGAACCGATGACCCCCCAAGTCTACATCTTTCACGAAGCCCACAAAGACCTGCTGAATCAGCCGATACGCGACCGCCGGACTTTCGCGGTGGTGGTGACTCATGCGTGCTACCAGGGCGTCGAGATTGTCAAGCTGCATCTCCGCATCGGCATTGGGCGGTGCTCGCCGCTGGACCACTTCAGCCGCCAAGTAGGGCGCGGCATTGCGTTATCGCGGGCGCTGCTCTCCCGAGATGGCGACGGGCCAAACGGATTTCTGAAGGTTGGGGAAGTGCGGGGCGCAGACCTGCGGGACGGCAAGGCGCGGTTCATGGCTATCCTGCGCTATCTCGAAGTCGAGTTCAAATTCAGGGCGAGGTGAAAGGAGAAAGAAAATGGCGGTTGAAATCAAGCATTCGTTTGACATGACGCGGCGGTCCGAATACGTTATGAACCCCCTTGATGTGTACGTGGACCCGCTGCTGGACGTGCGGCATGAGCACAAGCCGGTTGATGACCTTGTGGCCGACATGCTCAGCAAGCCCGATGGCAAGACGATCAAAGGGCAAGTGGTGCCGATTACGTGCCGGAAAAATGCCAAGGGATTTTTCACGATCATCTGCGGACGGCGCAGGTGGGAAGCCATCTGTTACATCAACAAGAACAAACTGACCCCTGTGCCCATGGCAATCCGGGTGATTTACATCCAGGCGGACGACATCGAAGCGCTGGCGATGGCACTCTCCGAGAACTTCAACCGGGCCGACATGGGGCCACTTGACCTAGCCTATTCCTGCAAACAATTCATCCGTTTCGGCAAGGATGAGGCATGGATTGCGCTGAACTCCGGGCTCTTTCCGAACCTCGCGAATCGCGTCAACGGCAACGAGAAGCACCCTGAACTGAAGAAGGCCATTCGTCAGATCAAGAAGTGGCAGGCGCTTTTGACGGTGGGACCGGCGGTGGAAAAGGCGCTGGCAGATGGGACGGTGACGGAGAGCCAAGCCCAGCACCTTGCCAAGCTGGACAAGGAGCATCAATCGGAGGCCCTTAAGAAAGCGGAGAGGGGCGAACTCAAGCCAGCGGATATTCGCGTGGCCTCCGACAAACCGGCCCGACTTACCACCAAGCAGGTCAAGCAGGAGCTTGATGACGTGATTAGCGACGGCGCCATTGGCGATTTCAAAATCCTCAAGCCGATGTTGGATTGGTTGCAGAACCTCCGCGACCGAATCTGAGGCGTTATGGTGCTCATCTGTCTCGGGGTCATCTACTATCTTGTGGTGGGGATCATCGTCCTGCATTTCCTTGACCGCGCCCCGGACTGGCCGTCAGAACCGGATGAGGGAATCGAGCGCATCGGCGCCATTATGCTGTGGCCGCTGCTGCTGGCGGCGTACATTTGGAAGCGAAAGCACTAGGAGGCCCCCATGCTATCCGTAATCGGCATCACGTTGGCAGTCCTAATTCTTCTGATCGTACTGGTGGTCTGGGTCAACCGCCATCAGGACGGCGAAACGAATTGCGTTGGCTGCGGGCAACTGTACCGGCCCTCGCAATCCGACTCTGAAAGCATCTACCTGTTTCACTCCCTGGAGTGCGAAAACAGGTGGTACGATATCCACCGGAGCGAACAATGACCGTCATTAGATCACGCCAAATGCTGGCCAAGACCCCGCCGGCCGATGCCGTGCGCCGCTGCGAAGTGACGGCGAAAGCCATCCGTGACTGGTTCGGGCCGATGAGTTGCGCGGAGTGGGAGCAGCGATTCCCGCAGTATGCCGGGTGGGACATTCGGAGGCTGGCGAATCGGCTGGTTCACCAGTTGAGGGAGATGCGATGAGATTAAACCCCGAGATGGATGCTCAAATTGTCGGTCTCCTGCGAGCGATGCGATCCGACGACAATCCCGAGGATCACCCGTATCTATACGCGGCGGCTCTGATTGACCGCCTGCTGAAGATGCGCGAGATGCTGTCCGAAGATGCGCCGGTCTACTACGGGTTTAATGGCCAACCTTACGTTCTGGTCAACGACGTATTCTATCCCGGTAGCGACACGGAGTTAATTCCAGACGAACTATTCGAGGAAGTCTACCAGACGTGGAAAGATAAGGGAGATAACGGCCTATTGTGCTGGGCGGCGAAGCGGCGTGGCATTCCTCCCGTGGATTGGCGGGGCAGGCCGATAGAGGATGGGAAATGAAGCGTAAGCGATGGTGCGTGTGGGTTCGATTCAGGAACGCCAACGAAACAGCTTGGGAAAAAACTTGGTATCGAATAGCGATCTTCGAAAATCCCAGCAATATGGCGGTTTCAGCAAGTGAACTGGCGATTGAGTATAAAGATGCTGCATGGCCATCCCCAGGACAGGCCGTGGTACTGCCAGAGGGCCGCAAGCCGAAAGGGGCAAAATGATCGAGCCTAAAGTATTCTTGGAAGCAACTACAGTTGATCTTCGCTCCCAACTTGAGCGCATGGAGTGCGGGCATCTCAAGGCGGAGTGGTCACAAGAGCCACGGCCTACCGCGAAGTCACTACTGTTCTACTGTGCCGGGTGCCGACGCGAGGACGAACTGAGAATCCAACTCACCCACGAGCGCGAGGCCCGGCAGGAAGTAGAAAGCGAGCGAGATCATCTCCGCACTACTTGTGCTGTGGTCATCGATGAAAAGAAAATTCTGCGACAGCGTTCCGAGAACGCGGAGGAGGCCCGACAGCGGGAGCAGGCATCAGCAGCGGAGCTCCGGGTAGAAGCCGAAAAACCCGACCGGGCGTGGCACTACGAAAACCATCCAGCGGGTCCATTCGAGACGTGCGGGCTTGAATACTGCGTCAAGGCTCGGAAGCGGTTGGCGAACCCCGGCTCCACGCTTATCGCACGCCTGGAGGCGGCGGAGAGGTTGGGGGATGCGGTAGAGGGAGTAATCGCAAGCAACGTTAACACGGGAGCATGGACAGACCTTGAAGCCGCACTCGCAGCATGGAAAGCTGCCAAGGAGGGCAAGTGAGCGACGAACATGAATGCGGTAAGGTGACAATCAGCCAGCAGGGAGTTGTTTCCTATCCAGATACCGTGGAATGTATCGGTGGGTGTCGCGATGGATGCTGCGATGATTACAGATGCAAAGTGTGCGGCAAGACCTGGAGAATTGAGTGGCCGGATTAGGAGGGCAAGTCAAGCTAGCTGCGCTGCGGCGTGAACGCTTCACGGAACGGCTCTATGAGCCGCCTTCCAACGAGCGGATTCTAAGGCGCGGCAAATGCCACGCGGAGTCCGGCCAGCGCAGCTAAGTTGATTTGACCAGAGTGCGAGAGGAGGAAGCCATGACCCCTATAATCCTAGCTTCCGTGGCCATGCTGGCGTGCTGGGTATGGGCCGCGTGGATGATTATAAGAATTCGGAGGATTAAATGACACCCGAGCAAACGCAGTGGTTTGATAAGTGGGACGCTGAGAATTGCGCCGCCGATAACGCGCAGTTTACAGTCGGCCATGTAGCACGAGACTATGCGCGGAAAGCGGTTGAAGCCGCCCTATCGGACCTCCCCGCCATGCTCGCAACGGAGAGGGAGAGATGCTGCGGAGCGATAAAGGAACTTGAAAGGGGTAGCGAAGGACTTCCGGTTGATGATTGCTACGTCACGTTCGGGGATGCAATTCAGGCTATCCGATCCCTCCCGCCCACCGACGCCCTGGAGGAGCATGATCGCGCCTTGCAGATCGCCCTACTGGAGCGCATCATGCTCTCGTCGGACCCGCGATGTCTGGAGAAAACGCTTGCCGAGTTGAAGAGGGGAAAATGACGAAGGATCAGGAATTGGCACAAGAAATGGCACTCTCAATTATTCAACGAATCCATGGTCCATTGGCGGTCGAGACCAAGAGTTTCAGGGTAGGTTATGAAGTCGCCATAGCTGGCTTGGAGGACCATGATCGTGAGATACGGCTGAAGGAAGCGGAGTGGTTTATGAAAGAGGCGGAAGAATCGGGTATGAACCCGTGGAACTCTACTGCAATGCGAGATCACATTGCCGCGCTGAAGGAGCCCCATGAAACCCCGCACTGAGGACCTATCCTGCGTGATCGTTTTCGTGGTCGCCATCACTCTCTGTGTGCTGCTGTGGTACGGCATCTACAAAATCGCTATGGCGGTAGTGCGGCTGGTATCCTGGCTCTGATGCGCCAACTACCCCTCGATTTCCGCCGACCCGTGCCCCAGGCTCCGCCAACCCCGCCGGCTGCTGTTCTTCCCCGAGATTGCCCCTACTGCCCCCATGAGTTTCTGGCCTACCACATGGTCGGGCTTGGCTGCCTCGCAGTCATCGGATGGGACGCGGAAGGAGGCCCGGTATTGTGCTCGTGCGTGCAGGGGGAGGTTTGAAAATCCGGTTGACAATTCCAACTTCGGCTTCCTAAAATGGTCGTGCCTGCGTCCACCGTTGGCCGGTTCGGGTTAGCTTCCCGTACTGAGAGATCACGGGGCGGGCCTCCTACCCCGCCCCACGCTCTGTAGGAGGAGCGGATGCCCAAAAGAATCGTTGATGGCGAGGCAATTGCCACAAGTAAAACCCTCCGCAAAGTCCCCCCAATATACAGACTTCATTACCCCTACCTACTGACGCTTGCCTTGGCTAACGGGGTCTTCGAGTGTGATCCCGAGATCATCTGGTCCACAAGGTACAGCCTACTTTTGCCGGAAGTAACGGTTGAATTTATTGTTGAAATGCTTAATTGTTTCGAATCTTCTGGTCTTCTGTTTCGGTACACAGTGGATGAGCATCATTATGGATTTTGGACGAATATCAACAAACCAGGCAGGCTTCCGCCAGCAAGCAGGATTAGCGACAAAGAAAGGCATGAAAAACTTGGGCCTGCCCCACCAGTCGATGAGTTAAGGAAATTTATGGACAGCCACCACATCTCTAACGGCTACCCATTGGCTAACCAAAAGGAAACCAATGGTTGCCTAGGCTTAGGCTTAGGCTTAGGCTTAGGCTTAGGCTCGGGAGGGGATCGTAAATCGGATTTGAATTCCTCTAAAGCAACTGGGATATTCCGTAAAATTAGCTAGGAGAGTAATCGTGATTCCCCAGAACATGCCGTGGTCGAAAGAAATTGAATTAGCCATTCTCTCTCTGTGCGCGGTCGGAACGAACCAGGAAGCGGTGCAGGAAATTTGCTCGCTGGTAAAGCCCGAGCATTTTTACTCCGACAAGCACAAGTTGATTTTTGAGGCAATTCGAAGCATGGTCGAAGAGGGAACCGTTATCGACATGCCGAAGCTCTGCGAGAGGATCACGGCAAGCGGACTCATGGAAAAGTGCGGCGGTCCGGTCTTTATGGAAAGCCTCACGGATTTTGGGAACTGTTCGGCCGACTACCACGGAGACTGCTGCATCCTGAAGCGCTATGCGATGCTGAGGGGCATGATAAAGGCGGGAATGGCGATAATCGCCAGAGCTTCACTTGCCACCGATGACCCGGCTGACATCGCAGAGGGAACGATAAAATTTCTGCGCGAGTTGGAAAGCGATCTTCTATCGGACCATTCGACGGCTGCGGAGCGGGATAACGCCATCGAAATGGCGGCATCCTTGGAGTCCCAGAGCCGCGCCGTGGTGGTGACCGGAATCGAAAAGCTGGATGCGGAGTTGGGAGGATTCAGGTCGGGAGAACTTGTCATCATCGGAGCCGAAACGGGCGTAGGGAAAACCGTATTTGCCAGGCAGATTCGGCGGGCCGCGTGTAAGCGCGGTATCCACGGCCTATATTGCTCGGGAGAGATGGACGGAGAGCAGCTATCGGCACGCGAAGCCGCGAGTCGAACCGGGATTCCGCTACGAAAATTCAGAAACCCGTGGGAAATGGAAAAGACAGACTTCAATCTGGTGCTGGATTTCGCTGCGGGAGAATGCGATAAGTGCTCGGTGCTGTCTGGCAACCTGAGCGTGTCCAGGGTAACGTCAGCCGCTATGGAAATCCGTCGCCGGAAGAACCTAGGATTTATGATGGTCGATTATGACGAATTGGTGGACGCACCCGGAAAGACGGAATTTGAGAAACAGAACACCGTCGCGAGGGCGTGTAAGTCAGTCGCGATGGGCAACCACATCCCGGTATTTCTACTCTCTCAGGTCCGCAAGTTGCAACAAGGCGAACGGGCCGACAAGCCAAGTCGTCACCGGCTGTTCGGTGGCAGTGCAAAGGCCAATGATGCCAGCACGATTCTTTTCATCGACCGTCCATTTGTGCGTGATCTCGAAGGGGACCAGACCCAGGCCAAGATATACATCCTAAAAAATCGTAACGGCAGCATCGGGCACATTGATTGCCTATTCAACATCTCGACCATGCGTTTTGCGGCCATTGAGACAACACAAATCCCTTGACAACCCATTTCTAATCATGCACATTTAACCCGTGGAAGTTGACGATCATGGACGCGCTGCTGAGATTTCAAAACGGGGCCGTTTTAGTCGCTCCGATGGAACGGGGTAAGCCGGTTGGAGACGCCTATCGGCTCGATACCCCCGAGGGCGCCGTGTTCATGTTCCAGTTGATTGACGAACTTCCCAGCGGCCGGCTGGTCTACCGCGAGGTCGAGGAAACTCCAATCGAAACTCAATAGCCAAGGTGGGAGGGGCAGGCGGGGAAAACCTGCCCCTTTTGTGTTGGTGGGCTTACCCGCGAGGTAAACGCGGGGGGGTGGGAACGTATTGCATCAGGCGGATGTTGTTCTGGACACAGTCAACTTCAATGCCGATATCAATAAGCAGCATCATGCGGGCCGCTCGCGGGCGCCGCTTGTCGAGCCGGTGCGCAAGCCAGATATAGCCAACCGACATCGCGGCGTACTGCACTGAGAACCGCGCCGTCGAGGGGTGATGCCCGAATAGCGGGTTAGATTCTCCGGCGTGGATTGCGTGGAAGTCGTACAGGCTCGTCGCCACGTCCACACTATTCAGCGCAATATCGGCCGCCACAAGGCGCCAGAAGGCTTTGTCAGTGGTGACATGCGCGGGCGGGGTCGTGCTGAACGCGGCGGGCCGGACTTGGCCGTGCAGCGCACAGGACAGCAAAAGGATTAAGATTGCGGGTCGCATGATTTCCTCCGTTGGTCAGTCGCGGAAGGCTGCAACGTGATCGGCCGGAAGCCCGCCAGTCCCATGTTGTCGCGTGAATCGTGGATGATGGCGAAAATCTCCAAATAATCGTTGATGCTGAGTTCCTCCATGCGGTGAAACTCGGCGGGGGTGGGGTTCTCGGCCTCGTAGTCGTCCAAGGAATCATAGAGCATGGTTGCCTCCCTAGCGCTGAAGCGCTGAACTAATTTCTCGTTTCAGCTTCCACTCTTCATCCTTTTTTAGCTGCCTTCCTGAAGTTGCCAGTTCAAATACCTCTTGCACCTTATCGGCGTGGTAGTTATTGAGTGCGTGTTTGTTCATAGATTCCACGCTGATTTCCCCGGCGGCCAGACGGGTAATAAATTGCTCTCCTTCGCTACGCCCTTCCTCTTTTGTGAGCCGGATGACCTCTACAATCCCGTCATACAGTTTTTGAATGGCGTCGATTTGCTCAGGGCTATATTTTCTTACCTCGTAGACTGGCCCAGCGCCATCGGCGTGATAAGGAGTGGGAATCTTTGGCGTGTTATATTCTTTCGAGGACGCAGAGGGCACTCCAACAAGTAGGACAAGTTTAAGGAAGAGGTGCCCCAATTCAATTTCAGAAAACGCAGGCGTCGGCATTGATACCCAGGCTGGAACTGCACGTATTTCCATGCCAGCCGTTTCCTTCTCCAGTGCCGCGACGGCTTTTTTCATGCGTTCATATTCCGACATACAAGAGTCGCAGGGTCTTCCTTCCTCACGAAACGGCTTTGCTTCGCCCGCATAGTTTTTGTATGTCGCTCCGCACATCGGACAGGGCAAGGCTGTTTTGCCGATGAGTTTTACCGGGTGATTTTTCGGGCACCACCACGCCAACATGCGCCCTTTGTCAACGTCGATCTGGATTTCCGTAGCCTTGTAGCGCTTGGCGCATTTCTTGCAAAAGTATTCGTTGGATTCTTCGACATGGTAGCTCGCCTTGATCCGTTTCACGGCTGCCTCCCTGATTTCAAAACGGCTTCGTGCTGCTCGCACAAAGCAAGGAAGTCCTGGCTCGAACAGGAATAGACGCAGCCGCAAGGCCACTCTTTTACCCAGACGCTTATCCGTTCCCCATCGCGGTGCTTGATGGTGTCCTTGTCTCGCAGCTTAACGGGCCTGTTTGATTTCATACGTCCTCCAATCACTCGCCCAGACCCCCGGTCCCTTTGTGGGAGCCTGGGCGCGGGACTAGCGCCTAGCTGCCCGGCTTTCGTCGGGGTGCGCCATGATAGCCTCACCTCCTTTTTGCTTCTTCTCGAACCTTCCAACATACACCCCAGCGGGTCCTAAGACTGGGGTGTGAAACTTTAGAAAGACCGCCTTCCTCGTCACGCATGATACACGAATGTCGGTCGCGGTGGGATGCGTAGCTCGGAAGGCGTCGATGATGCGCTGAACTTTTTCAGGCATGGCGGCTCCTTAGTTCAACCACAAAAAGAACAGCAGGCACGTCAACGCGATGCCAGCCGCGAATCCCCAGCCGTAGCCGCGCAACCAAGCCCGCTGGGTTTCGATGCGCCGTTGCTCGCGGTTGATGATGGCCAGGTTAATCTCGCCTTCTTCGGTTAGGTAGTAGGTGCTCATTTTCCGGTCCCCGCTTTCTCTTTGAATTCGGCGGCCTTGGTGAGAGCAGCGCGGGCGCTTATAATCGCCGCCTCAAGCAGAATCGCCCGCATTTTGCCGTCATTGGGTCCAACCCATTCCGGGTTGATGGGCGCAGCGGTCTGTTCGGGCCAAAGGCTTGCAATCCCTTTAAGTGCGTCGGTGAGTTCCTTAATCAGCGCTTCGCGAGGGTCTGGCTCGGCGTCTAGGTTCAAGCCAAACCCCTGCGGGCCGGATTCCAGAATGCAATCGCGCAGAACGAGAAGCGCGGTTCTCCCGTTGATCTTGGCTGCGTCGTCATTGGCGCACCGCTTGACCAATTCAAGCATGTCGTGGAAGCAGGCGTCTCGCATCTTGCGCACCGCGTCGTCTGCCTTAGCTGCCTCGATTCCTTCCTGTCCTGGTGTGTTCATGTTATTCGCCTCCCTCAAAGTTGCTCGGGGGAACATCGAGCCTTGGTCCCCGATGCCCCCACCGGCCAACCTCGCGGGATGAGTCACGGGGTCGGCAAACCCTCAATTCACCATGCGGCTGGGCTCCTGCGAGGCGATGGCTTCAAACTCCCGCGCCTGCTTGGAGTCCTCGCCCCAGATTGCGCCCGCCAGCCGTGCGTTATCGCTGGCCGGTTTCTCTTCCTTCGCCTGAAGGTGCGGCAGTTCAACGCCGGGCTGTGTTTCTTCCTTCGAGGTGCCCCGCGCCACTTGGTAGATCAACTGCGCGTAGTTCTCCCCGCGCCAGCTGCAATGCGACAAGCCGACCGAGCCGTCATCTTTCTTGTACGTCACCCAGTCAACGCGGTGCTGTCCGTCCTCGAAGCAACCGTTAGGGCCAAGGACCAGCAAGGGCAGGTCGCACTCGAAAGCCACCGTCAAGGCGGCCTCGCGCAGCAGTTCGGCGGACTCGGTTCGCTGTCCTTGTACGTAGTCGGCCCCGAAGTGCATCACCCGGCCCTTGTAGATGGACGGGCCGTTGTACGTTTTGAGGTCCTGCATTCCATCGAAGCCGCAACGCTCGAAGGCGTTCAAGATCGGGTTAACCTGGCTGGCGGTCGGGCCGTCCGTCCAGCAGACATCAATGCTGCACCCCATTGAATAGGACTCGGACCGCACCGAAAACTTAGTACGCGGGAAGGCTTGCGCGAGGCACTCACGAACCAGTTGTGCCGTCTCGGCTAGGCTGGGGTTGCTCGGGTCGGGCTGCCGGTTGCGTAGCTCCTCGCGGCGGTCGGCCTTGTACTTCGCGGAGGCGGACAGGCTGTCGAAGTATTCCTTGATCTTCTCCAAGGCCTTCTCGCGGCTCTTGTACGAGAAGTGAAAGTCATGGTTATTGCGCTTGCCACCGTAGCCGACCAACCCCGCCCCATCGCGCAGCGGGTAGAGGTAGCAAACCCCTAAGCCGTCCGGGTGGTTGAAGGTCTCGGAGTCTTTCGGTACCCATCTCGTTGGCTTGAATCTCATTTTCTCATCCCTTTAGAAGCCGTTCTATTCTGGCCTCGCTGGGAGCCCCCGCACGGCTCCCGCCGAGGTCGGAAAGGGCTACAGTTGTTCCCAAAAAGCGTTGGGTGCGGAACTGAGATTATCCTTGAGGTGGTGCAACGCTTCTCGCGGTGTCGCAAAGTTGCGCTGTAAGTACGCCAGTGCGGCTTTTTCGGTTATGCACCAGTGAAGCGAGCACGCGAAGGCAACATCTGAGAACTTCAAGGGGTTGCGTGTCTCTGGATTTGGGTCAAACATTTCTCAGTCCTCCATCTTCACAGATTTAGTACCCGTTTGGTACGCCTCGCACTCCTGCGGCTGGCGCTCATCCCAGACCGAGAAGCCGAAGTCTCCCGTTCTCAAATCCTCCCAGAGCGAGAGCGTTATGGTGTAGTCGTCAGGCATTGGCGGGCGCCTCCGGGTCAAGGGTGGCGAAGAGCCGGCGTGACTCGGCTTCGAGATACTTTGAAGCATCGCGCAGAAAAGCCAGCGGTCCAGCGGAGGAGGCGCACTTGATACGGCAATCCAGTATGATGTTGGCCGCTGCTTCGAGCGCTTCTAATTGCTGTAGGGTGGTCATGGTTCGTTCCTCTCTGCGGGGTTGCCCACCCCTTGGGATTAGCTTTCGTAAGACAACGCGCTTTCGATGGTGGCAGCAACGCGGTCGCGGTACGCATTGGCCCGTCCTAGTGCTCCATCAGTTTTGCGCAAGTGGTTGGCAACCTGACGCAGTTCTTCGGGCGTTCCCTCGTAAATGGCTACGTCATCAAGCAGCGTAAGGTCTTCGATGTCTTTCCAGCACCGTTGACCTGCCAGCGTCGTATTTTCAGCGTGGACAATGACCGTCATTTTGGGTTCCTCCTGCCGCCTTGCGGCTCTTTTCTAGCCCATCGCTCACGAGTCGGACCGCCGACCCGTGACCGGCGGACTAGCGGGCTTCGGCCTTGGCAATGGCGGAGCCAAGCATTTCTCTCAATCCGTTTTCGAGGTTGCCAGGCATGTTCACAAAATACTTGTGTGCCTCTTTGCACGCTGCCAGGAGTTCGGGCGTGGCGGAATGTGGAACCAACCCGGCGTATTCAAGGCGGTTCATGAGGCAGTGGACGATTGCCTCAAGTCCGCTCACATTGCCGTCTGTTGCCACCTGGGCGCGGGCTTCATATTCGGCGGCAAATTCCAGGTCGGTGATGTAGTGGCTTAACTCGTTCGCAAAGTGGGCGATTTCCTGATAGCTGCGCGATTCAAGTTTAGCCGCGTCCTTTGCGGCTCTGTCTGTGTCTCTCATTGACTCATCCCTCCAAGAGAATTAGATTCGGCTGACCTTTTTTGTCATACCGGACACCAGCGCAACTCTCCGGGCTCGCAGGTCTGCAATCTCATCGTGCAGAGTGTAGCACTGTTTCAGCGGTGCAAGTCCTTTAGCTTGAGTACGCTTGAGTAGGGTTGCTATCCGCTTATCAAGCCTTTCGAGTTTGTCTCGCTGGGTCATGCCATAGTCTAGTGCAAGCTGGGTTCCATAAGACGAGAAAGGAGTTAAATTCGATGGGTTTGTAAGCTAATGAGGGTGTGGGGTTTGCTGGTTTGCATTGGCACTGGAATTGCTCTAAAACCCATCGAAATGTTAAAAGATGACAAATCGTGTCGATGGCATGGACGTGGTTTGTCACTTTGGGCTTGACAACGGATTCTGGCTGCTTTAGATTCGGGGCATGGATGACATCAGCCAACCCGAGGGTGCTCGGCTAAGAGTGCGTTGCTAGGTAATTTGGGGATGGGAGCCAACTTCCGGACCCCCGCACAATTCTGGCGTTCATTTAACTTTGAACTGTGGTTGAAGCCATCCAAATACACTGCCCCATCCTAGCTAAAAGGGCGATTGAGTTGATGTTTGGGTGGAATCTGCCCGAGACGTATTTCGTTGAGCTTGCTGTTAGGTTGCTTGATTGTAGGCTGCCGAACCCCCTGGGCGGAAGCCAGCCGGATTAAGCACTATCCCATCGGGGCTTCTGAGTATGCCCCCGAACGAAAAGTCATAAACGAAGCACGCCCTTGTTTCTCTGCCTCTCCCGAATGCATCCTTGTACTTGATAAACCCATAGACACACAATACTTTCTTGCCGTCCCTCGTTTCTTCCAAATCCTCCGGCTTGGGGGGTGGGGAAAGAAACTCTTGGATTCTGAAATCGCCGCCGGGAGCAATAACAATCGTATTCTTACCCGTAATTTCGAGTCCGGTTATGCCTGCGTAGTTTGGATTTTCGGGAAGGTCGGGCTCGCGGCGTCGAGAGTTATTCTTCGTTGGAATAAGCCGGAGCGCAAAACGCGCCTCGGTTATTCTAGCTGGAGTTTTCCCGAATACACTAAATTCCAGTATGACGCCAACCACATAACTCGACTTAACGCGATTAAGCCAATCCTCTGGCGGATTGCCGACCCTTTTGACCGAGAGCCAAGCGCGTTCGCTGGATATCATAGCGAAAATCTGGAGGCCGAGAATAAGGCCGGTAATAGCCAAAATAACGGATTGAATAACGCCGACGACAACAAGCAACTTTGTGAAGCGGACAAGATTCCTTTGTGTGTCTATATCTTCGTCGGTCTCTTTTGCATTGGATTTCAGGTTTTGGGGATGTTCTGGGTTTACGACCACCGTTACATTCTGGGTGCGGTCTTTATCCTTCTCGGAGTCTGTGGATATCTCGGTATGGAGACCACTGTTGTCTTTAACGATCCCCTTTTCTGGCGTGCCCTGAGCGCAGACAAACCCTACCGATGCCAAGACGACGACCACGGTAATACACTTCAGTACTGGGCGCATAAAGACGTGCTAATAATACCAAAAGCCAGCCGGGAGGGCTGGCTTAAATGGTGGGGGTCTGAGCCAGATCGGCCAACATCCGAAGGTCATCATGCGGCGGCCTCCACAAGTTCCCTGACCGGCCAGATATGGTCAGTGATGCCAGCGGCCATGGCGGGCGTAACGCGAAGGGTGCAATGAACACGGCAGAAGTTATAGAACGCGAACCACACAGCATAAGCGGCCTTGCGGTTTGCCCATTTCTTGCTGAAGGCATTGGTGAGCCGGGTCATTCGCCGCATCCCCATGCGAATAGACAAGTTGTTGCGCTCGACATGCGAGGTACAAATACGGCCAAGGTCAGGCTGGCCCCACATCGGTTTAATCGTTATGTCCACCACCTGTGGTGGCGAATAACGGTGTTCTTCGTCGGTGGTGCCGGCGAAGGTCTTGATAAGCTGCCCGTAGTCAACGCGGGTGCCAAGGCAAGTGTGGATAGCGTCAAAGTAGGGCTTAAAGCCATCGGTGGTAATCTGGAAGTGTCCCGCCGTGGCGCCCTCCAGCTTTTCGGTAAAGGCCAGGGTATCGCGGGCGCTTCGCCTTCCGAGGTGCCAAGCCAGAACGAGCTTGGTGTTACGCTCAACGCCGATAAAGCAATAGGCATCCCCGCGCAGCGGATCGCCGTTCACGTTCCGGCGCTCTTTGCAGCCGACAAAACCCCATATCTCGTCAACTTGCACATCGGATACCGGGAGACGGGTAATCCGGTTCTCCAAGAGCCGTTCACACTTATCTCCCATCAGTGCCAGCAAAGACAAAATTGTGGTGTGGTGAATGCCACTCAGGCGCTCGGTGCTACTGACGGAGCAACCCTCAGTCAAAAGTTCTATGACCCTGGCCGCATCCTCCAGGCGCGTATACATGCCACCCAGCGGCGTGGCGTGATCTTCGGTAAAGGTTTTGCGGCATTGCTTACAGCGGAAGCGCTGAAGGCCGTTGCGGTGGCGTCCAAATTCTTTGCAGCGGGAATTGCAGTTGTGACAGGTCATTTCGGCTTGCCTTTCTGCGGTAGCAAGCCGATAATGCGATTGAGAGATTCGGCATACGGCTTACCCCGCGTGCTGGATTTGGCCCTGTCAGCAGCTCGTAACTACTGGCAGGGCTTCTTACTTTCATCTAACCTTGGAAACGACCGGAAGGTTAGGTTTACCTCGGTACAGCGTTTTCATTCCTTCATCTTTAACTTCAATCTCTTTGGCTTCCTTGAGACGGGAGAGAATTTTGTAGATGCTCGCCATCGGGTTTGTGTAGGTCGAGAGTTCAAATCCACCTTGAACCAGTGCTTCTTTTATTGCGGATGCGGACATCCATTCTCCGGCCCTGAGAGTCATGACCCCGCGAATCGCGTTCGTGAATCCAAGTCCGCTCAGATCACCGAGATTGGCAACTTCCCCGCACAACGGCAGCAGGTCGGCAAGGGTGTCTTTAATGCTTGCGGCCTCCCGGTCGAAATCGGAGCGGCGCACGTCAAGTTCTGCTCTTTCGGTGTCGATTTCGGTAAGCCTAATTCTAAGCCGATCAACGATTTCCTTATATTCAGGCTTTGTCATGCAAGGAGCTTATAATGTCTAGAGACGTTTGTCAAGAAAAAAATGAAAGGTCAGGAGACATTTCTTGGGATGTTCTGATAGCGGACACCGAGGAACAGATTCGGCAGGAGAAAGACAGGATAAAGCAACTTTCTGCGTCGCTGCGATCTTTCAAGCGCAAACGGGATAAGGGTTATATATTTCCGCAGATGAGTCTTTCTGTTCCAAGCCGGGAGCGAGCCTCTCATACTGAGAGGTCGGCTTAGATTATATGCTCGAAGATCAGAAAAGCAGCAACGCACAATTAGCGGGGCACCAACCCGAGAAAGTGCAGCCTGGGGCCACTGTACCCAAGGGCAGGCCATCCCAGACGAAGGGCGGGAAACTCCCTGATAATCAAGAGCGCTTCTGCCGTGAGTACATCGTTGACCGCAAGAAGATGCTCGCAGCGGTTCGGGCCGGGTACAGTCCAAGGTCTGCGGCGGTATCGGCTGCCAAACTGCTAAAAACCCCTAAAATACGGGCAAGAATTGATGAACTTTTGGCGATTCAGGCTAAGAAGATCGAAATGAAGGCCGACGACGTTCTGCAAGCTCTTGCCAAATCAGCGACTTACGACGTTCGAGATTTCTTTGACGAAAAAGGCACCGCGAAGGACATTAAAGACCTGGATGACCTGAGCGCCCATGCAGTGGCCGGTTTTGAGTTTGTGAACCTGTACGAAGACGCGGCGGACGGCAGCGGTAAGCATTGCTTCGGTCAGTTGCGCAAGTTCAAGCTGACAGACAGGTTGCGAGCGCTTGAGATGCTCGGGAAGCATTTGGCGCTGTTCCCGACCAAGGTTGAGGTCTCCGGGCCTAATGGTGGGCCTATTCTTATCGCTGAGCAATTAGCGGTCATTCGGCAGCGATTATCAACCATGCCTAAGCAGGAAACCCCCGAAGAGAACAATGTCCGCGCCCTCACCGCAGGCAACTGAAGCCGATCTTGAGCTTATAAAGGCAGTCGGCTATTGCACTTACGACCCGCTTCGATATGTCCATCTAGCGTTTGGCTGGGGTCAAGGTGAATTGCTAAGTGCTCCCGGTCCACGCCCTTGGCAGCGTGAAATCCTCCAGTATATCGCCTGGCATCTCCAGAACCGGCGCGGCGAGCCCTGCCGCATTGCCGTAAGCTCTGGTCATGGCATCGGGAAGTCTGCCCTAGTCTCTATGGTGCTGCTGTGGGGCCTGTCAACGTGCCCCCGCGCCCGCGCTACGGTCACCGCCAACACTGAGGTACAGCTACGCACAAAGACCCGGCCAGAGCTTAACATCTGGCTCAATCGCGCCATCAATAGCCACTGGATGGCGTTGACCGGCACCACTTTAGCCGTTAAAGAGTCGCCGGCCGACTGGCGGGCAGACTTGGTGCCGTGGACGGAGCACAATTCAGAAGCCTTTCAGGGAATGCACAACCAGGGCAGCCGGATCGTGCTAGTATTCGATGAGGCAAGCGCGATAGCGGATAGTATCTGGGCTGCTGCCGAAGGTGCGCAGACCGACACCGGCACAGAGATAATCTGGCTGGCCTTCGGGAACCCTTCAAGATCAACCGGCCGCTTCCGTGAGTGTTTCGGCCGCCATTCGCACCGCTGGAAGACCTATCAGATTGACAGCCGTACAGTTGACGGTACCAATAAAGAGCAATTCCAACAATGGGTTGAGGACTGGGGCGAGGATAGCGACTTTGTGCGCGTCCGGGTGCGCGGTGAGTTCCCACGGGCCGGCGATGCGTCCTTTATCGACTCAGACCGGGTTTATGGCGCCATGACGCGGCACGTTGATGAATCCCTTGACCCGCTGTTGATGGGCGTGGACCTGGCGCGGGGCGGCGACGACCGCAACGTGATTGCCTTCCGGCGCGGGCAGGATGCGCGGTCGATTCCCTGGCTGATGGTACCGGGCGAGAAGACGCGGGACACCGGCATTATGGTGTCGCTCCTAGCTGACGTGATCCGCGAGCGCTGGCCAGACATGGTTTTTATTGATGAAACGGGCGGCTCCATCGGCGGACCTATCGGGGACCGCCTGCGGGCGGTGGTGGAGAGTTGGCCCGATAAAGGCCATGGCGTGCGGATTGTGGGAGTGCAGTTCAGCGGCTCATCCGCAGAGGCACACTGCGAGAACATGCGGGCGGCTATGTGGTGGCGTATGCGGGCCTGGCTGCCACAAGGCGCTATCCCGCACAGCCCCGACCTGGAGCAGGACTTGACCCAGGTTGGCTACGGAGCTTCCAAGGCCAACGGCAAGTTGATTCTGGAGTCCAAAGAGAGCATGAAGAAACGCGGCCTGAAATCCCCCGACGAAGGAGACGCCCTCGCGCTGACCTTTGCCGGCCCGGTGCGTTTTGCCGAGATGCCGGAGGACATTCAGACCCAAGCCCACGCGGCCCTGATCGGTGATCCAGTCCAGCGAGACCTGTATCTGATGCAGCACATGGCCAAGGAAAAGAAGTACGTGGTCGAGGTCGATTACGCCCCGGAGTGGTTTCGAGAGGGGAACAGATAGGGCTTGACATCGACTCAGCCCGCCTTTATACGTATAGGTATGGCAGTGATAACCCGCGAGACGGTAGACTCTCTGGTCTGCGAACGCTGCAAATACACATGGAAACCGCGTTACGGGACGCTGCCGAAGGTCTGCCCACGCTGCAAGCGCACCGATTGGAACAGTCCGATAAAGGGGGGTGATAGCCATGATCGCGCCATGCTTGAATCACAACTTCGTGATGGGAGTCTGCCAACAATGCGGGACGCGAATGCTGTAGCGGGGGACGCATCCGCACAAACACGCCCCGAAGGCGGGCAACCAAAACCCACGAGAGAGCCATTCCTTGAGCGTCTCAAGAAGCGCAAGCCGGCTGTCATTGACCCGCAGGACATCGGAGCCCCGATGCTGCGAGAGGATGACGAGCCACCCGACCCTACGCGCCCCGCTGGAGTGCCGCACAATGCCGCCTGGGAGCCCGACCCGGCAGACATCATTGAAGCCTACGACGAGCCGAAGCCAGCCAAACACGACCCGCTGACCTGCCGTCTGTACGGCTGCTTTCAGTGCAAGGCGATGGGCCACCGCAACCCGGCAAGGGGGATTTGAAGCGATGGACCTAACCGTGATCGAAGCCTTTCTAATCTCCGCTGCGGTCATCTGCCTCGAAGCCGCCCTATTCGTCTGGTACGTCGAGCGCCAGTTGCGCAAGCTCGGAAGGGGGCCGAAGTGAGATACTTCCTGCTCTTCCTCTACCTCTGGACAGGCGTCATCATCGTGGCTGAACGAGACAACCGCAAGGGGCGCCTTGCAGTCCGATTGCTTGCGGCTCTGCTGGGTATTCCAATGTGGCCCGCCTTCTTTGTGGCGCGGCTCTACGTCAGGATGGGGAAGTGAGGTGATCCATGAAAGACACGCACCGTGACCCCTGCTCGCACTGCTGGCACTACCACGAGCCGCCGCCCGATGAGCCCATGCCGGCCCACCACGTCTTTCAGCGCTGCTGCAAGTGCCCGGCTGTCCGCACGATTCACGTTGAGCACGCACGAGAGGGGATGGAGTAATGCCCAGAATCAAGAAGTCCGAAAGAGCCCTGTTCTTCCTGCGCGGCGAGATTGAACGTGAACTGCTTATAGTCGAAGCTGCCACTAGAGATGCCCTAGATGTTCTCAGCCGAGATCAAAAGAGTGGAAGCGCTGAGTTCATCCGGGGTCGGGTCACCATAGCCGCAAAGAGCCTGCGCACAGTTCTGGCTCAACTGGGATTCTGCACGGTGGGTCAGGAGCATTACCTCGGGAAACTGCGCAAGATAAAGCTGCTGGATGGGAAGGACATTTAATGCCCCGCCAACCCACCCTCATGCACCTCCGGCGCGAGATCGAGCGGTACATCAAGGCGCAGCCGCACAACGGGGCCGGTCCCCTGGCGATGCCAGACCTGCTCAAGCGTGCGGTCCAAGCCCAGAAGCGTATCGAGCGTCTCGGCTACCGATGGGACTCGCAGCGGGAGTTGTGGCGCGGTCCGCAGGTGAAGCGATGAGTTGTGGGCGCAAACTCGGGCCGTATGACTGCTGCTCGGTGGTCTGCGGGGATTGCCTGGAACTCATGAAGGCGCTGCCGGATCGGTGCATAGATGCGGTGATAACTGACCCGCCGTTTTTTGCCCCGGCATCTCATTATCAGTCTCGTATTTCTTGGGGCCGATGCTGGGGAGATTTGAGCATTCTTGGTCAGTGCTTCTTCGATTGGTGCCAAGAGTGGAAGCGGGTTCTTAAAACAAAGGGCAACCTCCTTTGTTTCTGTAACGATGAATCCTATCCAGTGTTCTATCCAGTTGCCTATGGATGGTGGGACTTCTCGGTTGCACTCGTTTGGGACAAAATGCGCGTTGGTCTTGGGCGCATCTTCCGCCACCAGTTTGAACTGATTCTTTGGGCGTCTAACTCCGGGGCCTTTTCCAAGGGAAACGGCGATTTACATTCGGACATCTTGCGCTATTCAGCAACCGAATCTTCGGAAAGGGAGCATCCAGTGCAGAAGCCCACGGAGTTGATGCAGGAGTTGGTCGATGTCTGCGTTCCCGGTGATGGTGTTGTTCTCGACTGCTTTGTGGGGTCAGGCACCACGCTGCAAGCTGCTAAACATTCTTCCCGCCACTTCCTGGGCTTTGAAATCAGCGAGGAATACTGCCGCATCGCCCGCGAGCGGATCGCGCTGGTGGAAGCACAGCCGTCCCTGTTCGACCGCACCGAGAAGATGCGCCAAGAATGTCTCAGCTACTCCGGCCCCGACCAAGACGGAGCCCTGCGCGGTGAACTGGACTGCCTCGTTGAGATGCAGATGCTCAAGGAGCGGAAGGAGTGACGATGCAAAACCTGTCATTTTTCGCGGAATTTGCCGGATTTTCCATTGCGCTTGCCACTGTATTAGTCGTCCTCTACTTTGCAATGACCATTCTCGCTTGGGTCGATTCTACCTGGGAGCAACCCCGGACGCTCACCCAAGTTCTCGCGTCCCAGTGGCGTTTCGTGCGTGACCTGATGCGGAGGATTTACTGATGAAATGGTTTGGCCTCTACCGCCCCTTTATGCGCCTTGCCCATCGCTTTGACTGGCACTACGCCCCGGAGATCGGCCCGATTGCTCCTGATGGCGATTATCAAAAGTGGTGCAAGTGGTGCGGTCTGAGGATGAGTTACCGCAAGGGAACCGAGCACGATATTTTCATGAAGCACTACGGGCGCGGCTTACCACTGGAGGCCCCGCCACACTTTGAAGTGGAGGAGTCTGAGTTCCCCGGACACCGGAGGATTTACTGATGACCTGGCTCCGCAAGCTCCTCATCACTCCCGAGATCACGCGCCTCCGCGCCGAACTAGCCGAGGTCGCCTGGCAGCGTGACCGCGCCACAGAAGCCTGGGAGCGTTTACATCGGCTGTTCATCTCCAAGTTCTTGGAGTGCTCGAAGCTGCAACGCGAACTGGCGACCATGAAGGAACTTTGGAAGGAGAAGGAGTCCAAGCGAGCATGACGAACCGAATAAAATCCCAATTCCTCGCAATATGCGCTGCTCTTTTGGTGGGCGTTTCCGTGGGGGTATGGAAGGGTTGGGACCCAGGATTCTCCACCGCCATAGCGTGTCTTTTTCTGGTTCAATTGGTTCATTTTGCGACTGAGAAAGATTGAGGAGAAAATATGCCTGACACCCGCGACATCCCCAAGACCTGGTGAATCTTTGGTCGCGCCCCCGACATCGAGACGCCGGCCGCCCGCTCGCCGCTTCTCTTCTCGCGCCTGCACGCCAAGCACTGGCGCCGCATCAAGGAGATGCACCTTACAATTACCGCGAGCAAGAGAACGGCGAAAAGAAAGGCAAATTCTAACATAGCGTTGTATCTCCATTTGAGCGGGTTATTCACCCAACCCAAGCCCACTTGATAAGCCGCACAATACCGATGATTATAGACAGGAAACTAGCAACGGCAAGCAGCATCCCAAGGAGTTTCAATAAGAGACCGTCGCACTCCGCTTTTATCGCGAGCCCCGCAATAAAGCCTGCTAATCCGCCGAACAGCCATGCCCACCAGGGGAGATCAGAAGGACTCATGGGCCGGGATTATACGCTTGTAATTTGACAGGCGTGGTATAAAAAGAAAAAGCCCCGATTCGCAGTCGGGGCCTTTCGGACTTTGGGTCGGGCAAACTCAGAGTATCACGGAGTTGCGTCCAATGCCAAAGATTAAGAAACCAACTAATTTATTCTCCCTTTTGTTGGCAATTTCGCAAGCAATTCGGCAAGGCCCATCCCGTCAGGTGCTTCGCGTATGTGGGCGTAGATTGGCTCAAATGAGGAATGAACGGCCTCCCTCAATGCGGGGTCGTTTATGAGTTTCTTGACCTTCGCTGGCCATGTTGCCCTAGTTATTCTGTCGGGGCAATCAGTCAGAATCTTCGCCATGGCTGCGGTTCGGCATTGGTCATATTCGAGAGCTTGGAGAAGCTGAAGAACCATCTCTTTGAGTGTCAGTTTGTCTGTCATTTATCCCTCTTCCTATACGGTCCGCGCGGTCCGAATGTCGGCTCTGGCAGGAGCGCCGCGATTTCCTTGATACTCCAAACATGGTCGGATACTCCAGCTTCCATTGCCGGAGTGCATCGCAAGGTCTGGTGGATTCTGGCGAAATTGTAGTACATGAAGTGAAGGGCCACCTGGTAGGCGTGGTTCTCGACTTTCTTTGAGAAGGCGTTAGTCAGGCGAGTGAAGCGGCGCATCCCCATTCGCATCGTGAGATTCTGGCGTTCAACATAACTTGTCGAAATGTGTTTGGGATCAGGATGGCCCTGGACTCGTTTGGTTTCGCAGCCCAAGCATTCGGCAGGCGAGTACCGTACTTCCTCCTGCGTGGCACCATAAATCTTTACCAGTTGGGCGTAGTCGATGTCAGCTCCGAATGCGCCCTCAACCGCTTCCAAGTAAACCTTGAGGCCATCGGTGGTGAGTTGCACGCGGTTCGCTAGTCGGCTTTTGAGATCGTCAATGAAGATGTTCGCGGTCTGCGCGTCGCGGTTGCCTACCATGAAGGAGGGAACCAGTTTGGTGTCAGCGTCAATCGCTGTCCAGGTCCAGACATCTCCGAAGCCAAACTTGCCTTTCAATTTACTGGGGACGTTCTTCTCTTTGGCGTAGACAAACGCCCAAATCTCGTCGCATTGAATCCTTTTGCACTTGAGTTTGCGCAGGGTCCGGTCCTGATATTCGGCAGATGCGATGCCAACTTCTACTAGAAGTTTTGTGACAGTATTAATCGAAACATCGGCCAGCCGACTGGTGGCGCGGAGGCTCATTCCCTCAATTAACATTCCAATTATTCGTGCGCGGTCTTCAATGGGTAGTCGGTTCATACTGAATATTATGCTTGACGAATAATTGCTTGTCAAGCACAAAGTTCAGTTTGAAATGTAAAAGCTTTCGGTGTGACCCGAAAGCTGTTACGATTCACTTGACTGGAAATCCTCGGAGTGGTCGCGCAAGGGGTTGAAGGCAATCAACCGGAGCGCTGCCCTAGCTGGTTTCTAATCTATACCAGTGAGGGTAGCTGTGTCTATAGTCAAAGTTGAATTGCCGAAGAACCCGCTGACTCATTTCCGGCCCAATCCGCTGCAATTCGCAAGGAGGAAACTTGTGACTATAGGGGTCGGATTTAAGTGCGTAGACGGGATCGTTCTGTGTTCGGACACTCAAATAACCTTCCAAGGCTCTCACAAATTCCACCAAAATAAGATTTGTGAAATTGAACTTCCGAGTGCGGGTGGCTGGGCTTGCTTCACCTTTGCTGGTGATCCTGACTTAATGATGATGTTCAAGGACAGGCTGGTCGATTCTATGGGCAAGGCAGACTATATTCCCACCGGGCACAACACCAGGAAGCTAATCGAAACCACTTTGGCAAGAATGAAGAACGTCATCATGCCCAACCCTTACGGACTCTTTACTCTATTCGGTTTGTCCATCGGCAGCGATTTGCAGTTAATCAAAACATCGAAAATAACGGTTAATGAGGTTCCTCTGTATGATTACGTCGGTGTAGGGGATAGCTCAATAGTCCGGTACCTAGAATCACTTTTCTTATCCGGCCCTTTCCATCTAACCATAAAGACTGCGGCAGTTATTGCGACATATTTTGTGGCTAAGGCAAAAGCCTTTGTGGATGGCTGCGGAGGAGATACTAACCTGATTGAACTGTTACCGGGCGGCAGCCTGCGCGAGTGCTCCACCATGACCCCAACCATGGAGCAAGATGTGCTCATGGCAGAGTTTTTCCTGAAACAGTTCTTTTTCGATGTGATGAATTCAAATGCGAGTGAGCAGCAAAGGGAGGCAGCCCTAAAACGGTTCACAGATCGTATCCGTGATATTGTTCAATGAACGCTAAGATTTCCAGCGAGATTTAGCTGCTTTCATCGCAATTGCGGAGCGTTTCTTGGCTGAAATTGTTTTCGCTCTTGCCACTCCGCCTGCAATTCCTCCGGCCCTACCTCTGACGCTCTCTGGGTGTCGCTTGGCCTCACTATCCGCATCCTCTGCCTGTCCGGTGGCAATATCCACAATCAGCTTGGCAAGCTGGTTCTGGTCGCGGGGTCTCTGTGACATGCTCCCATTATCGCAGGCTCGCTGCCTCAGTCAAGGACAAGAAAATTCAAACTGAGACACTACCGACGAAAGAATGAGCTTGACAATTCCATCGCGCAGATTTTATCTTGGGGTGTCTCCTGCATCGAACAGGGGACGCGAGTCCAGGGATTCAGGAGAGGCGAAGAGCACCCTTTGCCTCTCCTCCCAAGGTGCTTTGGGTTCATGCCGACATCAACCAATCCACATCGACAATTCCGCAGTGGCCGAAGCCACGTCGAGGGGCGTCCATCTTTCGTGCAGGGGGCCTGCGAGAGAGTATTTTGAAAGGTGGGTTTCATTCCTTTATGGAATCAAGCAATCTAAAGAAGTGCCGCCTGTGTCGCAGCGCTTTTTGGACTCTCAGAGGAATTCCACGCTTAGGTGGAGGAATTCCCTTCTGAAGAAAATTATAAACAATCTCGTTACCGCGAAGCCACTTTTTGACTTCTGCTTGGAAAGCAATATTTGATAAAGGCTCTTTAGCTGGACGATGGTTAATACCGTTCATCTCTGTCCTCACCACTATTACACATCTTGTGGCCAGTCCTTGTCAAATGCCACCTTTGGCGGGTACCGGTACTCCCTGCTGAATGGCGGGGGTATCGAAAGGGGATGACTATGGCATCGGATTTCTCTGAATTCTCGCGGCTTCTCGAAGCAGGAATTAAAGATTGTGGTACGGCCCCTGAAGTTTCCTGTCCTTCCTGTGGCAGAAACATGATTAAAGAAATTGGCCTGATAAAAATCTCTGGTTATCGGTGCATGTCCTTTGGCTGCCCAAACAACGGAAGGAAAATCAGCATTGAACAGCTATCTGACGCAGCCGAGTACAGGCTTTGGCAGGATGAGGCCAGGATTCGAAAAGAACAGTTCGAGGCCATGCGCGAACGGAACGGTGCCCATGAAAGGCGAGGCCAAGATCAGTTTGAAAAAATAAGGCAAGAATTCTGCGTGCAAAACAATATAAGCCCAGATCAACTTCATAAAGAACTTGTGGCAGACAGGAAATCTCCACTAGCAAAATCATGGCGGGAATTCCTGGCACGAGACATGGAATCTTATTGCGCGGACTGCAAAGGATATCATAAACCGACAGCGGAACATCCAAGTTGCTTCTACTGCGGGCCGGGATTTGTCCATTCCCGACTTCCCGAAGATACAGGGTTTGAATATCGAGGCTGGAGATTTACGGCACCGTTTATCTGTATGTCATGCGGCATCAAGATTTGTTACCGTCAGTGGGGATTTTCGAGAACCTGCGGAGCTTGCGATGTCGGTAGTTCTAAAACGGCGAGATTGTTCGGGAGAAAATGCTTCTCTGGCCCTCATGTCAAACTCTCAACGTGGAGCGCCAAGGAAGACGACATCGAGGAGAGAGAATTTGTGAGCCCGGACGAAAGAGAAAAATACCCTGTACTCCACAAGCAAGCCCGTCATGTAATAACGTGCTGGGAATAGATCGAATATCTTGAAAGGAGCCCGTCATGAAACACCTGATATTTCTCTTCGCCTTCTGCTTCTGCGCCTACGGCCAGGAGGCATACGTGGTCCAGCTATCACCCGAGGACGCAAGCCATGCCAAGCAGGTTTACGAGCGCATGATTGCGGCCCAGAAGGATTGGGCGGCCGTCCAGAAGCAAATCAGCGAGAAGTACCTGACCGTTGAGCCCAAGGACCCGGAGGCGAGCCAGCAGCATTACACCCCTGCTACCGAATGGTCGTTAATCAGCAACCCCAGTAGTGCTACTACTTTTAATGGGATGACAGGGGAAAAGGCAGTTCAGTGCGCTGACGGAAGAGCCCCAACTGACGGATTTTGTTTTTCCGAACAAGACCTTGCCAAATATCGAATTAAAAAGAAAGAGGCCGATGAACAGATCGGCAAGGAACGCCGCATCCGAAAAGGTTGGAACGAAGAAGGCATCGAGAACATGAATAACCCGCCCCGCTTCGACTTCACCCACGACTTCAAGTTCATCGTGCCTGCCAAGCCCGAGCCTGCGCCTGCGAATCCGTGCGGCGGTGCATGGATTACACCAGCCAGTACCGATAATCTAGTGCGTCCTTATAGTGGAGCAATCAGCATCACGCCGGTTCGGTGACACAATGCAATATCCAAAGCACCCAATCTGGTTTGACTCACTCGAAGAAGCCCTAGCCGCCTCCGCAAGAATCAACGAGGCCCTCTGGGCGCGTATCAGCGGGCGCGGGCTCTACAAGGTCTATCCGGGTGGCCGCGCCGTCCGCTATCTCAGTGACCCGGACGCCCGAAAGCGGTACAATGCGGACGACTACTCTTATGGAGATGCTTGATGACGAAGACTCATTGTGATCGCTGTGACCGAGTAATCGGAGACCCAAGAGAAGTTGGGGCAAGGCTCCAAATTAGCTTTTCAATTGGGATTACTCCATCAGTAGCGGTAAGCCCCGTGCCGGTAGACCTCTGCCATTCCTGTGCGCTGCGCGTTAATGCCGCACTACAGCGGCCCCCGGAGGCTAAGTGATGGACGGCGTGATACCAAAAATGCCTGATTACAAGGCCATAAAGGAAGCACACACCGTTTTCCTTTATGATGCGCTCGAAATGTATGAATCACCAGGATACTCCCGCAAAGAAGAGGACTCAGCTACGGCCGACGCGGTGCGGTTTGAAATCGCTTACCGAGAAGCAATCGCAAGAATGGAAGACTGATGCCGAAGATCACCGTGGAAGAACTCTCCAACCGCCTCGCCCGTCTCCATCTGGAGATCGTCGGCTTCATCGTGCATGACCGCGAAACCGGAGTAGTGGGACGCATCGTCACGACGGACTGCCCGGAGTCCGTCATCACGCAGATGGATAACGTCTGGGGGACCGGGACTGAGATTGATATTCCGAGGTGAAACGCTATGACCTTCCTTGAACGCCTATTCCGCCCGCACGTCAAGCTGGACCGCGATGAGTACCTGAAACTCCTCAAAGACCACCAGCAAGATCACGATGAGGTTGAACGCCTACGGCCCGAAGTATTATCGCTGAAGGCCCTGAATGCTTCGCAGTCCAACATGATCGTGGCGGCACAGCAGACGGCCGAAATGCTCACGAAGCAGATTGAGGGCCTCCAGGCCGATAAGGCGCGGTTGCAGACGGAGGTGGACACGCTCAGGGAAGCGGGCAAGACCCTGGTGGACGACAATAAGCGTGTCCGTGGCGCACTGGCGGCTGCCAATAAAATGCTTTGGGGGGACATCACGGAGTTACCGCCCGAGATCGTCAAGCAGATCGACTGGGAACGCGCTGGAATTCCTGCTCCTCCGGGCATGGAGGTGAAGCGGTGAACGAGCCCACAAGAGTAGATTTTAATGGCTGCCGAATGTCACTGAATGGCCTACAAATGATTTTGGACAGACTGAATCAATATGGCTGCATAACGGTGGTCAACGTGATGCCAGGGAGCGTCGAGTCGATGGCCCTTGGAGCCATGCTGGCAAAAATAGCAGAGATAGTGCGACAAGGGCCGAAGATGGACGAAATTCCGCTTGCCCCACAACCGTGAAAGGACCGAAGATGCTCGAAAAGATTAGGCAGTGGCTTAGTAAGTTTTTTGGCAAGAAAATAGTCCCCGCCCCTAGAATAAAAAAGCCCAGTCCTGAGATCATAAAAGAGCGTCAGGCTTCCATCGACGCCCGCATCGTCGCGCCTAAAAGCGAGGCGATCAAAAAGCAAGAGCAAAGCTTCCAAGCAGACGCCAATCGTAGATGCTGGCCTTCACTCAGTCCTCCTCCAGAGGTTCCCCAGTCGCAGAATCATGTTTATATCTTCACCGTGGGCCGACACGCATTCATTCGTGAGAAGAGCGGACTCCTGCCGGAAACAAAGATTCCGGCCTGCCTACCGTCCGAGCGTTTTCACCTTATAACCTGCCTCCCCGATCCCATCATGCGGCTGGAATTCAGTCCGATAACGGACAGCGGGAAAGAGTTGGTCATCTACGACGCCAAGCGAGCGGCTATGGACTTTTGCTGGCCCGACAATCTTACGCTTGACCTTGACATGACGGAGGAAGAGTTGCAACTGGCGGGATTTGTGCTCTCCCCCGGTGCCAATTACACGCACCAGGGACTCTTCTGGAGTACGCAAAATCCCCCCACCGAGGAAGAGATCGCGGCGGCGGAAGCACGTCTGGTTCTGCCGTTTAGTTGCGAGGCGCGGCTGGGAGAATCCGTCTGCGAGCATGGCAGGCCATGCCTGACCATCTCGCTGAAGCCCTCCGCATCCGAAATTGACGAGTTCGCGAAGCGGCTGACCGAGGGTGGTTTCAAGATCGAAGCGGAGCCGCGTGCAGCGGGCGAAATCACCGTGTTCTCACTGTGCAGCCTGTGCGCCGTCGAGTCGCTCAAAAAATTGCTTGATTCAAAAACCAAGCAAGAATAGGATTCCACCATGAAGGTCTATATCCTAAGCCGTTGGACGGTAAGCGAGCATTGGGTCGTGGATGGCATATTCACCACCAAGGAAAAGGCCGATGCGTACCAGCAGCGCCATCCGCCGGGACGCTTCGAGGAGTACCAGACCAGCGAGCAGGAGGCTGACCCGGAGTGACAAAGAGTTTCCGTAATCACCATCACTTCTTCAAGACCCATCGCAGTTGGCGCACGCTGCTGAGCTTCCTGCCGGCCTCCGAGAAGCGCGAGATGCGGCGGTCGTGGCATTTTGAAAGCTACCTCTTTCGGAAATATTCTGCTGGGGGTGCCTTACGGGATTTGTAGCGAAGGATGGGAAAAGATTTCCGACCGCCATTCAAGGCAGAAAGTATCAGCAATGGTTGGACGAGCAGGAGCAGGACAAGAGCCTGTCGGAGCGGGGAGAGGATGACTTCGCAAAAGCCCCAGGCGGCAGTCCACATGAAGAAGGTATGAGGCTTCATGGAAATGTTGTTGAACATCATTATAGGTTTTTGGGAAACGGGCAGCATCAGCTTGTTATAAAACACGCCGATGGATTCAAATATACTCAGGTCCATCCTGAATATTTCCGGGCGCATCAAGTGCTTGAACAGGTACATGGCATTGATACTCCGCCACCAGCAATCCAAACTCACGCACGAAGTCGAGCGCATCCGACTGGCCCGAAGGAATCTGAAAGACTGGCGAGAGAGGACAAGCGCAGGATCGAACCAGAGATCGAAGAGGAAGTGGCACAAGAATAAAATGCGTTACATCCGCAAGCGCAAAGAGAAGCTCGTCACCGTCACCACGACATGGATTCCGCCGCAGGCTCTTGGGGTGTGGCCCGACCCGGACGGCTCTCTGAAACTTGCGGAGCGCTACCCCGATGGCTGCCTCATCACGCGGCGCGGTGGCATCATCATCAAGGCCGTCAATAGCCGCAAGCCGTGGGTAGAGGGCAGGGGAACTCCGCAGCCTTCGGTTCCGACGCCGGAGACTGAGAAGGAGGTGTCGCCATCGAAGTCAAGTTGAAGGTCAAGATGTGCGGAGCCGAGGCAAAGAAGTTCATCGGCAAACTCTCCAAGGACGAGGCGCCGCGAGAGCCGGGTTTGCTTCAAAAAGCCATCAGCGAATCCCAACTCACGAAAGGCAAGAAGGTGAGGTGAGTCATGCCGTGGATTGCAAGTGACGCCTCCGAAAAAACACATAAGGCCGACACTCCAAAGCTGAAGAAGCTCTGGGCGACCGTCGCCAACAGCGAACTTGAGTCCACTGGCGATGATGCGCGGGCGGTCAAGGCGGCTAATTCAGTCGTCGCTAAGCAGCATAAAGGGAGTTTCGTGTACCACGCAAAGCCAAGGCCCAAGAAGGGCTTCGTCCGGGGAGGCATGAGCGATTGACGATCCACGTCACAGCCGAAGACATAAGCCGGGGCCGGGAGAATCGGCGCTGTTCGATGTTCGACCCTATCGGACTGGCGGCTTCCCGCGTGCTTGGACCGAACCCGATGGTGCGAGAGGATTGCATCGTGGCCGGCCCTGCTTCAACGCGCTATCTTCTCCCCGAAATCGCAAGAAAGTTCGTGCGCTGGTGCGAGGCGGGTAAGGAACCCCTGACGCCTTTCAGTTTTGAAATCGAGCCGGAGGTGGAATGATGGGCCAAAAAGGTTGTCTCGAATCTCTCATCAGCGACGAACGCGAGGCCATCGACCATTACAGCCGTGGCATCAGGCAGGCCCGCAAGCGGGGTGATTCCGGGTCGGCTGGGCTTTTTTCCCATATAAGGTCCGAAGAGGTTGAGCACCGGGACGAACTGTCCGACCACAAGGCCGGGCGCGGGAAGTGGATAGCCGGAAGCAAGAAAAAATCTTTTGCGAGGCAGAATGGCTGACACTCCAAACCGATTTCAAGAATTGTCGGAGTTGATGCTGGCTCTAAGCTACACGGCGCTGGTTCACGGCTTCAAGCTGTATGAAGACCCCAACGGCATATCGGCCTTCCCGTTGATAGAACCCAATGGCGGAGTGAGCCGAGCATTCGTGCTCATCGTAGTTCGAAACGAAAAGGCTGAAGGCTTCAGGCCGTCCAACTATCTTGAGCCGAAGGAAGTTCGCCAATTTCTAGTGAAGGATGCGGAGAGACATGGCTGACACCCGATTGAATGCCTCCGAAGCCGGATATATGGAACTCGTCGGAGCCCATAAGGATGGCGAGTGCTCCAAGGTGCGTGTGAATGGCGGCATCAGTCTGGAGCGCGGGTGTTGCAATAGATTTGAGCCTGAATCCCACTACACAACCAAGTTTTCGTGTGGCACATGCGAATACCAAAAACCAAAGTGAGGAAATAATGAGCGACCCCGAAATCCCCGCCCCGCCCTCCGAGGCACCGCCGCAGATGATGCAGCCCGTCAAGATGATGGTCCTGACGTGCCGCGAAATAGGCGAGAACGAAAAGGATATCCGCGAGGCAATAAAAGCCAAGGTTCTCTCCGCAAAAGCGGGAGAATTTCTGCTGCAATGCGTTACGCAGGCGATTGTGGCCGGCACGATGCAAGCAGTGATGGCTGAGAACGCCAAAAAAGAACAGGAATTGAACAAGGCCGTGATCGAAGTCCCGCACGGCATTCTGAAGAACTGAGGTGAACGTGGTTTTCGAACAGAGGCTTCCAAGGGTTCATGCGTTCCGTATCAAGTCCGTTGTTTCGCACGATGAAATGAACGGCGTCACCCTGCTGCTGGAGGACGACCGCAAGGTGACGGTGCCGCAGAGCGTGCTATCGCGATGTCCTGTTAGTGCAAACCAAAACGATTACTATGTAGTTAATGAGCAGGGCGTCGTGTCGCTCGCGGCTCGCGCCGTATTTGAAAAATCTTGGAAAGCTGTTTCACCGGAGGTTTGATGCACGACCCATCAACACAGGCTTTTGTGATTCCGTGGCGTTGGAAGTGGCACAGTTTTGGCAAGGAGAAGCGCTGGCGCTATTGGGTTCCATTCATCACGATCTGGCACATTGACCCGGAGCGGCATATTCCCGGCCAACGATCAGATGATTCCTGCGGCTGGTTCCATCCCCCGTTGAACCAGATTCAAAGAGAAATCATAGAAACCCTCGCGCAAGATGAAGCGAGAACTCCTTGGTTCGCAGCGCTGGACGCGAAGGAGAATGCGGACGCAGTTCAATGTGAAGCGCTGGTACGAGGCGCCTTTCTGATCGTCTCAATGTGCTTGGAGAACCGCTTGGGTTGGCGAAGATGGCGATTGCGAAAGCGACCTGTGACGCTGGATGAGGCGACCAAGTGGGCCTCCGAGATGGTTCATAATTCCATCGACAACTTCCGCCACAGACTCGCCTTCAAAAGCGGATACCATTCCAACTGGTATCACCCACCGCAGCCGAATACCGTCGAAGAGGACAAGTGGTTTCGTCAGCAGGACGCGGAGAGTTTTTTCTGCGCCATCATGAGCAAGATTTTGCGCGAGCGGCGTCCCTGGTATCGCCATCCGAAATGGCATATTCTGCACTGGCGTTTGCGGATTCATTTCATTGACAATTTCAAGCGCTGGGCCTTCTCGAAGTGCTGCAAGTGCGGAAAAGGTTCTCCTGGGGATACGCGCCAGTGACGTATAACTGGAACGGGTCTGGCCCGCTTTGGTTTCGTTCAGAGAAAGATGTGTTTCATTCTGACTGCGATAGGCCCGAGAGTGACGGGTGCGCCCAATCAGCGGCGGTCACAAGTGAGGGGAGTATCAATTAGGAGGTCCGCCATGGCGAAATGGATACAAGATGCTGTAAAACGGCAGGAAGAAAAAGGCACAGTTGGTTTGTTCGGCCGCAAGGCCAAGCGCCACGGCATGAGCACGAAAGAGTACGCGGCCCACGTCATGGCGAACAAGGAGCATGAATACCCGGCCACGGTTAAGCAGGCAAATTTCGCAAGGAATGTTTCAAAGTGAGGTGAGAATGAAAGTCGGTGACGTTGTTTACCTGAAGAGCGGAAGTCCGGCTCTGACGATAACAAGAATTCAAGAGCCTTTCGGAACTATTACCGTCAGGTGGTTCGCCAAAGAAATACCGGGCGGAATAGGAGGGTGCGACTTTCCGAAAGAAAGTCTCACCAGCAGGAAAGTTAAGGCAGGTAAGTAAGGAGCATTTGCATTTGCAATGATTTTTAAGTAGTATCCGGTTTGGCAGGACATCTGACTGCCAAAGAGGCAGGAGCCCCGCACAGACACTAACCGGGCGGGGCCAGCCAACAAAATGATTGAAAGAATAACTCCTCAATGGCTCGCAGGCTTCTTTGATGGCGAAGGCTGTGTAAGCATCTATACCATCAAGCCCTCGACCCCGTTCGGCCAACTGAATGTTGAAATAGCCCAAAACGACAAAGGGCTTCTCTCCGCAATTCAGCTACTCTACCCAGAATTTAGACTTCGCCAACCCAGAAAATCTGCGGCTTGCTGGCAGTTAAAAGCTGTCGGAACTTCGGCAAAAAGATTTCTTGCCGACATATATCCGCATTCAATTCGAAAACGAGAACAGATCGGCCTAGCGTTGGATTTCATAGAAACCTTGGTTGTCCATACGCAACGGCGAGAGAGTTGCCCAAAGGAGAAATTGGCATACCGCCAAGCGTTGCACGAAAAATTGCTTGAATCGCGTCAAAGGGATTCAATAGTGATCCAATGAGCGAGTTTCAGGAGATCGGAGGGATACCATCTGATGGCAACATACCCTACCTTCAATTCGACTGATGAAGAAACCAAGAAAAGGCCGCAAGGCGATCCTAGCCTAGAATTTGAACCGGGCGAAATTAGTCCTGCTTGGTCGTCACCATATCAGCCAAGTAAGCTCAGCGAGAAGGCAGAAAACACGTTAGTAGACCTGTGCGGTGCAACCGCAAGGCGCGACTTGGCCGCGCGCAGATGGGAAGTTTGAAGACGCTTGGTCCCAAAGACTCTATTCCCGTGGTTATCAATATCTTTTACCGAGACGTGGTGGCGGCTGGGTAGCCCTCGGTTTCAGCGGCACCATCGGCGGCACAACCCGCAACAAGAAGTTCTGGGGCAACGAGACCAACATCTACGGCTGCTACGAGCAGATCATCACGGCAGCGCTATCGCGTGACATTCCCGGCGTGCAGTTCCAGGCGCGTGACCCCGAGGACGATGCCGACATCACCGCGAAGGAAGCCGCGTCCAATTATGCCCGCGTGTTCGAGAGCCAGAACGACCTGCTGGGCACCCACATGCAGATCGCCAACTACCTCTGTACCGATGGCCGGGTCGTGTTGATAACAGACCACGTTATCGACGCGCAGCGCTTTGGGCGGGAGCCCCTCAACGAGCCTGCCGAGCCCGTTGTGCCCGAAACCGAAGAGCACGTCAACAATCCCCTGCTCTACATCGTGCGCCACGGCGAGACCGAAAAGAACGCTGAGGGCAAGCTGCGCGGCGAGTCGCAGGACCCGCTCAACAAGCTCGGACGGCGCGAGGCCGAGAAGGTAGCGGCATTCCTGAAGGGCAAGAACATCAGCCGCATTGTGTGCAGCCCCGTACAGCGGAGCGTGGAGACGGCCGAATACGTTTCGCAGGCCCTTGGGGTGCCTTACGATGTTGATGACCGTCTAGCCGCCTTCGACCTGGGAACGCTTACGGGAGAGGATGCGCAAAAAAATGCCGAGGAAATACGCGAAATCTTTACCGGCGAAGAGGAAGCTCCCGGCGGAGAGAATGTCGAGGAGTTCAATCAGCGCGTTGCTTCTGCAATTCTGGACCTGCTGCGAACTCCGGGGCTACCGTTTGCCATCGTCTGTCATGATTCGGTTATTAGTTCTGTGGGCCAATTTCTGAACCCTGAGATTCCCTACGGCATTACCAACGTGCCTCCGGGTGGCGTAGCGGTGGTGGAGCAGAAAGAGGACGCCAACTACGACATGCGGCCCATCTTCCCCAAATCCACCGGCACTCAACCGGCCGGCATCAAGCGTGGCATCCCGCGTGGGCAGGAAGTCGTGGAGGTCTGCGGCAAGTTAGAGGCGAAGGTCCCCATCGTCGCGCAATCGCTTGACGAAATGGATTTCGTGAAGGTCTCCCGCGAGTTCGATGTGGCGCGGCTGAAGGCCATGTTCCCCAAGAAAGCCGACAAGATCAAGCCGGGTGGTTCCGGCGTGGCCGAAATCGAACTGGACCGCATTGCCCGCATCAACGTGTCGTTGTCGCTCGAAGCGAGCTACGTCACCGGGGACTCGCTCGTAAAGGATGTCACGCTGCATCGCATCTGGATGCGGCCCGCGATGTTTATGGAAGTGGAAGACCTCGATGTGCGGCGTGAACTGTTCGATGCGTTCCCCGACGGCGTGAAGTGCTATATGGCCGGGGACACGTTCATCGAGGCCCGCAATGAGTGCATGGATGATCACCTCACGCTCATCCAGGCCCTTCCGGGTACAGGCCAGAACCGCAAGTCCCTCATGTCCAGCCTCACGTCCATCCAGCGGCGCCTCAACAACTGGCTCGATTTGGCCGATGCCTACATGACCAAGTGCGTCCCGCACACCGCAGTGGACACGGTGCTGTTCGACGTGGACGCGCTCAACAAGACCGGCTCGAATCCGGGGGCGTTCATCCCAGTGGACTCGCGGCAGCTTCAAGGCGCAGCGGCGGGAAAGCCCATAGCCGACTCCATGTTTGTGTTTCCGACCCCCACCGGCCAGCCGTTCATGATCCAGTTAATCATGTACTTCATCGAGCAGTTGCCGCAGTTGATTGTGCACGCCTTACCGACTCTCTTCGGGTCCACGGCCAATACAGACGTTGCGAATCCATCCGGTGTCGCTCTCGAAATCCAGCGCGATCAGGCCCTCGCGACCCAGGGAACGCCGTGGCACGCCATGAAGATGGCCACCTGCAATTACCATCGCCAGGCCGTGCAACTCGCGGCCCGCTGCCGGAATGCCTCCATCCACCAAACCGACAAGAATGGCGAGGCGGTCGATATCGAAATTGACGACCTCAAGGGTAATGTGCTGTGCTTCCCGCAGGATGATGCCGGGTACTCCGAGAGTCCCGCGCAGCGTCAGGCCGCATGGAACCGCGTGCTGATGCAGGTCACCAACCCGCTCGTCATGAAACTGCTCAGCAAGGTCGCCAATATCCGGGCCGCGATGGAGTCGTTCCGCATCGGACACTTCAAGTGCTCCGAGGCCGACGCCTACGACAAACAAATGGGCGAGTTGGATGTACTGCTAGCCAGCGGCCCCGTTCCCAATCCCGCCAAGCAGCAGGCCCAGATGGCCTTCGAGCAGGCCAAGGCGCAGGCAGCCGCGAAGATGTTGCAGGGCGTCGTGATAACCCCCGAGGAGACACAGGCCCTTATGCAGATGGAAGCGGCCATCAACGCGCTGCCAGACCTTGTTTCCACGGTCCCAGTGCGCGACACAGACGATCATGCGTCGGAGGCGGAAGCGTGTCTCGATGTGATCAACGACCCGCGTGGACGCAAACTCGCCAACGGGAGTCCCGAGGAACAGGCAGCTTTCCTCAACCTTAATCTGCACTTTTCTGAGCATAAAGCAAAGGTGCCTCCGCCCGAGCCCGTTGTAAAGCCCATGAACATCAGTGGCAAGCTGAGCGACCTGCCGGCCGAATCGGTGGCGAAGGAGTTGCAGCGCCGGGGAGATACCACGGTGACGGGTTCGGACGTTTCAACGACCCGCGAATTTCAGGCCGAGCTTGAGAAATCGAAGCATCCGACCGGACCCGCCGTTCCGATGCCGATTGTTGCACCAGGACCACAAGTTTGAACCGAAAATAAAAAGGAGCTTAATAAATGGGAGCCGATATCGACACTTTGCAAGGCTTGGTAGATTCAGGAACGGGCGCAGCGCCGGAGGGCGGCACAGAGCAACTTCCGGTCGAAACGGGACTGGGGACGGAAGCCCCGCTGGAACCACAGCCGGGAGAAGGCGGGGAAATGCCCCCCGTAGAAGGGGAGGGTGCGCAACCGGCCGAGCCAGCGCCATCGCCCTTGCAGGAGGAGACGCCTCCGTTACCGGCGAATGTGTATAAGGCCATCAGGGAACTGCGCACGACGGCGCCTCAGCACGCATCGGCCCTCCGCGAACTCCAGGCCGCCTACGGGCGTTGGAAGGGCTTCACGGAAGTCTATCCGACCGTCGAAGAAGCGCGGGGGGCGCAGGCCACCATCGACGCCTTCGGAGGCTTTGACGGCCTTATGGAGATGCAGAAGTTGGGCGACCGGGTGGCCGACATTGACGACATGCTCGACCACGGCGACGGGCGGCTGATCGAGGAGATGAGCCAAGCCAGCCCCGAGGGGTTCAAGAAGCTCGTACCGGAAGCCCTCAGCATCCTCCAGAAAATGGACCAGCAAGCCTACTTCCTCGCCGTCATGCGGCCGATCTTGGACACGCTGGACGGCCAGGGCGCTACGGGAGCGTTGTCGGAAGCCCTTCAGGAACTCAAGACCGGCACCGCAGATGGAGTAGCGCGGGCGGGCGCGAAGATTCAGGCCGTCGAGGAGTGGATCAAGAAACTTCGCGGCATGGATGACGAGATCAAGAACCGCTACAAAGACCCCCGCGTGAATGAACTCCAGAAGCAGCAGGAACAGGTCCGCACCGAGAAGCGCCAGATGCTCGAACAACACGTTGGCCGCGACCTGGACAGCTACATGCGCAGTACCGTGCGGCCGGTGCTGCAAACATGGTCGAAGGGGCGCAACCTCACGGCCAAGGCCATCGAGGACCTCGAAAACGCCAGCATTGTTGAGATCGCCCGCCGGTTGGGGCCGGGGACATTCTTCGATACGAGCCTGAAAAACCTTCTTCGCCAGACCAACAGCGGTCAGGCCACCATCGACACCATCACGCGGTTTGCCAAGCCGCAGATCGACAAGGTGCGGAAAGACGCCATCAAAGCTGTGGTTGAGCTTCGCTACGGCCCAGAGAAGCCTCCGGTACGCCGTGTGGCCCCGCAGGAGCCCATCTATCAGCCGCAACAGCCTCAACAGCAGGCTCCGCGAGTTGGGGGGGGGTTGAATCCCAACAAACCCATTCCGATTGCGGTGAAGCCCAGAATCGAAGAGTTAGATATGAGTAAAGATCCCAATCAATTAATGTACATAACTGGAAGGGGATATCTCAAAGCTAACGGGAAGCTCGTCTCGTGGCGTCCAGGCCGCATCGGACCAGGAGCACCGAGGGCCTAAGATTGGGGTAGCAATCGGACAAACGATGAATGGCTTGCTCCGCCCCGAGGCCGTCTCTTGACCATCTATGGACGCGGAATATGACGCCATGATTTGCCTCGTTTAATGTATGAAATCATGGCTCGGCTGATGCCATACTTTATCGCGATTTGCGAATGCGATCCTTCGGCGACAATAATTTCTTTAACCTGCTCCTCTGTAAGTTTTGCCTTGTGGTGATCTTCTCCCCGGTGCATCAAACCGAGGTCTGAGGCGTGTAATTGATTTTGACTTTTTGTAACATATTCAAGATTCTCAGGCCATATATTATCTGTCTTAATGCCATTGATATGATTTACTTCATGTTTCTCTGGGCGGGGGCCAACAAAAGCCTCCATGACAAGTTGATGGGCAAGACGCGCAATTAAATTTCCGTCCCTTGATAATCGTACTTGGCAGTATCCACGGCTTAACCACGGTTTTATAATTCTACCTATTCGCGTATGTTTTCGGTGCCCAACGCGCTTCACCCTTCCCTTGTTTGAAACTTCGTAATATCCCTCATAGCCAACAACGGGCTTCCAAATCTCTGGAGTTGTGGTAAGATTTTCTTCGGGCATGACGGCCTCCTTCCAGGTCGTTGAGTCAAGGGCGGCTGTGAGTGTTGATGCACTTCAGCCGCTCGAACTATTCTAACACGGCAGGGCGAACAAGAAGCGAAATATCTTGCAAAATCGAGCTTCCCGCGCTACTCTTTAGCCGTCCATTTTTCCCTTCCGCCCCGGCTCCGCAGCCGGGGTTTTTAGTTGAAAAAATAATTGAAAAAAGTTGTTGACAACCGCTTGGAACAATCGTAGGCTGTACCTTCGATATGAGATTCCCGGTTATGGGACAGCGTACATGAAGCTCTTTGGTGAGCAACTGACTTGGCTCAGTGGGAGTTGGTTCAATTCCAACCATGAAGTAAAAGCTGGCCGACTTACCGGGATAAAGTTTGGGTGCTACTGAGGCGGTTACATGCTTCCTTCTAAGGAAGAGGTCGTTGGTTCGAATCCAACATCCCCCAGCCATACGGGGGATTAGCTCAGTGGTAGAGCGCTTAATGAACCCGCAGCGACTTGCACCCAATTAGGATTGACCATGGCGAGCGACGACAGATTTTATCTCTTGGAATTTCGCAATCGGCCCGTGAAGTACGGCGATATCGGATCACTCCTGAAGATTGAGGGCCTTGTGGTTGGAGGCGGAGGAGCAAAGGCCATCCTCATGTTGCCGGGATTCGAATGCCGCAAAACAAGCGAGTATGAGTTGACGGTGGAAGAATGGTCTGACTTCATCCAGCGGAGCGATAATCCAGAGATTCTGATCGGCCCAGCGAAGATTTTCCAGCGCAAGGTGCGCTATGAGATTTCCGGTTCCGTGCAACAGCGAATCTGGGCGGCTGACGGCTTCAAGTGCGCATACTGCGGCGCGAAGATGGGAAAATCTCTCATGACCATCGACCATTTTGTTCCGTTGGAACTGGGCGGAAAAAATAACGCGAGTAATTATCTTACAGCCTGCAAGCCGTGCAATAAAGACAAAGGCTCGGAAGACCCCGAGACATGGTGCGCACGCCGGGGCTACGATTTCAACGCAACCAAGCGGTATTTGGAACTAAGAAGTTTGTGAGATTGGCCTCTACTGAAGAGGGTTACATGCCATGCCGGTCGTACCGGCCCCCCTCCACCATCCTTGCGGGGGGGAGGCTTTTGAGCCTTAGCAAAGATACCACCTTCGACTTGAGGCCATAAGATTTGCGGATACCTGGCAGTTTACATGCGCTTGCAAGGTGCAATGCTGGTTCGAATCCCGCCATCGGGCTTGCCTGGTGCCACCCATTGGTGAGGGTAGACACTGCCTAACTTTCCGCAATTAGAAAGAGGTAATCCATGGAAACCGGCATCACCAAGAATCAAATTTTGAGTGACCTGAGCAAGTCTCCTCACGGCAAGTTGGAAGAGTACATTCCGGTGACCCAGGAGGCCGCCCGGCGGGAGCCTGAATTTTTGAGCCACCTCATTGCGTGGAATCAACTGAAAGGCCAAATCCGTGACTCCAAGGTGGCGCTGCCGGTCATCTCGCTCTGCTCGCCCGAATTTACCGACAGCGATTTCATCGAGAACTCGCTCGCGCATGTGGCGCTACAAGGACCGCGTGAACTGGAGCGGGCTTTCCGGTTTGCCCTGGAGCTTCGCAAAACTCATCCGTGGCCGGGGCGCAGCAAGACGATTCGCAGTCTGCAAGGGCTCATCGGTGATTACCTGCACAACCGGGAAGCCAACTGGCACCGCTGGGAGCGGGCTGCGGTTCAGCACCGGCAGACCCTCAAGGCACTCTACGCTCTCGCGCATGTAAAGCCGTGCCCGCTGGCAGATGCGATCTTGTTCGGAACGTCGAAGAAGCACCCCGACAAGATGCCGGTCCCGAAGGGCAGTATCTTCGACATCATCACGCACTTGAAGGACATGACCCCGATAGAGGCAGCCGGGGAGATCATCGGCCGCAAAATTCCTTTTCTGGTGGCCGTCGGAGCGCTCGGGAAGATGGCCAAGGAAACGGACCTTGTTTTGGCGCTCATCAACGGCATGACACCGACTGAGTTGGTCACGAATACGAAGATGCTGGAAAAACTCGGCATCAAGACGAATCCGGCGTTGCGTGGCGCCTACGAAGCCGCAATCGCGAAGGCGGGAACCAGCAAGAAGGCCACCTTCAAAACCACCGTGGCGGCCGATGCGGTCGAGGATGAGGGCCTCAAGGCGAAGTTGCAAGCCCTTCAGGAGAAGCAGATCAAGACGCTCGGAGGGGTCGAAGGCAACTGGGCCGTGTTGGGCGACAAAAGCGGGAGCATGAGCAGCACCATCGAAGCCTCCCGCCAAGTTGCGGCGACGTTGGCCAGAATGGTGAAGGGGAACGTCTATTTGGTGTTCTTCGACACCTCTCCGCGCTTCATCAACGCAACCGGAAAGACCTACGATGAACTGCTCAAGGAAACCAGCAAGGTTCGCGCTGATGGGGGCACCTCAATTGGGGTGGCACTGCAATATCTGCTTGATGCGAAGCTGGAGGTGGATGGCATCGCGGTAGTATCGGATGCGAAGGAGAACCAGAACCCGGCATTTACGGCGGTCTATGCACGCTATGCGGAGTTTGTCGGGAAGCAGCCTCCGGTGTACCTCTACCGCTGCGGGCCGGAATATCGAAGCCATCTCATTCCGCGACTTCGGATGCTCAATGCCACGTCGTTCCGGTTCTCGGGCGACATGGACTTGCAGGACAGCATGAAGCTGGCGGAACTGGACTTGCAGGAATTCGTGCTGGGGGACAGCATCGACCACTATGCACTGCCGAATCTGGTCCAGACCATGCGGGTTAATCGCTATTCAATTCTGGACGAGATCATGGCGGTGCCGCTTGTGACACTGAAAGAAGTTTTCAAATCTGAGAGAAAGGAGGCAGTCTATGCTGGAGAGATATCAGTCGTTTGACAAAGACCGGCTGACGCTGGACGAGCTTGTGGAGTTGTCGGCCTTCGGACGCTCGATTCGTTCCGAATACGAAGCGCTGAACATCCCCGAGCCCGAATTTGTTGACATTCAGTTGAAGGCCCTGCGCCGGGAGATCACGGTCCGCAACGCCGACGCGCTCGAAGCCGAACTGCGGAAGATCAACGCCCGGTTGACGCAGCTTGCCACTCCTGAAGAGCGGCGCGAAGCTCTGCGCAAGCAGAAGGCGGAGATCGAAGACAAGCTCAAGGGAGTCGCATAACGGTGAAAGTTCCCAAAACAATCCCCTGGAGGCTAAGGCTCACGCGGAAGCTCATCAATCAACTCCGAGCCTTGGCCCACCAGGACGGCCGCAAGGAAACGGATTATACCCGGCTGGTTCTGGAAGATCATGCACGCTTAATGCAGGGCCAGCCGGCCTACACCAGCCTCCGCGATAAGCTGACTATTTCAAAATCCTCTTGACATCCAAAACCAATTCAGTTAGAACTTGTCCTAGCTGGCGAGATCGGCTAATCCCTCGCATGGGATTTTAATCCACCGGCAATGAACGTGATTGTCGGTGACCCACCAAGGTCACCTAATCCCAAAAAGAGGTGACACATATGCCATCACCCGTATACGAGTCCGCAGTGGAGGCTCGGTAAAACAGGTCTCCTAAAAGCTCACTGTATCGGGAAAGGTCTCCGGGGGGAGATAATTCCGAGGAAACCAATGGAAATCAGCGACAAAGAAATCGGATATTTGGCTGGGATGCTAGATGGCGAGGGCAGCGTCATGCTTTACCGCAATAGCGGTGACGGCGTGATTAGGCTCGTCATCCAGCCGGTCACAAGCACGAATGCGCTGATCTCCGAGAAGGTTCAAGATATTCTGCGAAGGGCGAACATCTATTTCGGCGTGGTTCATACGAAGCCGAATATCGAAAAGGGATTTCGGGGTTCATGGGCTGTGCAGATTCGAGTTATCGCTGCACAGAAAAAATATATCCAATTGATCGAGCCCGTGGCCGTCGCCAAAGCAGAACATCTACGTCTGGCCGGCATGTTTTTGAAGGGTCGGGTACATACCCAGAGGGGTCGGCATATGAGGCCGAACCGTGCCGAGGACGAACTTCTGATGGCGCGAGTCAAGGAACTTAACTCGCGTGGCTTGGGTTCCGTAACGACTGTGCGTGAGCCTGTGGAAACACAGAAGATCCAGTCTGAGCTGTTCGGTGACGAACAGAGTGCGGCAGAAATGACCGCACCTCAGTTGAAGAAAGATGATATAGTAATCAACTGAGTAACAACACTGATTGAACTTGATGCCTTTGCTAAGGATATTCCTGATCTTATCCAATTTGACAAGACACTCTACACGGTATTTAAGACTAAGGCAACAACCATCCCGGTCTCCTTCACGACCGCAGCGGGTGGCGTAACCCGTCCGTCTTTCCGCGTTCCCTTGAGGATTCAGGCAGGGGCCGCCATCGCGCAGGGGACCGGCAACGCCGATTCTCTGGGCCGTGGGACGGGCAGCCAGTGGGCCGGTTTCGCGCTGGCTCCGGTGTTTTACTTCTCGGTCTGTGAAATCACCTTCCTGGCCCGCATTGCGACGGAGGGCCGCAAACGCGGACTCTTCAACGTGCAGGCGCAGGAACTGAAGAACACTTTCCAGCAGGCCACGCAGGGCCTCGAATCGCTGTTGCAGGGCGATGGGTCGGGAACTCTCGACACTATCCCCACCACCGCCACCATCAACAACAACACGGGGTCGGGGCAGTCAACAAGCTCCATTGTGGGCCTCAACAACGCCTTCCAGTTTGCCGACCAGCAAGTCATTCAGGTGTTCCCGAGCGTCGGCGGCTCCAGCCGGGGCAGCTTCACGATCTCCTACGTGGACCCTGTTGCCCAAACCATCTACAGCGCTGGCGCATTGCCAAGCGGCACAACCACCGGCGACTACCTCATGGTGGCCGGTACCAGCGGTGCAGCGGGCAGTTCCATCCTAGGACTCCGGGCTTGGCAACTCAACTCAAACGCCGGCAGCATCGGCGGGCTCAGCCGCGCCAGCTATCCGGGCCGTCTCAGCACGCCCACCATCAATCTCAACGGCGCCTCCATCAGCACATTGACCCCCTTCCGCGCCCAGACGTTGCTCTTGCGTGCATTGGGCAAGGACAACGCCGCACTGCAAAGTGCGATGTGGTACTGCGGGCCTGACCAGGCCATGCAGATCGCTTCGCTCTACCTCAACGTGCTGTCGGCACGCCGCGAGGATACCAAGGGCGATACGACTCCCGACATGACCCAGCGCCACTGGCCTGCCACTTGGGGCGGATTCGACCTGATGGTGGGCATGAACGCACTGCCGGGACGGCTGGACCTGTTTGCGCCGAGTACCTGGTACATCGGTGAGATGCTGCCGCTCGAACTGTACGACTTCGGCGGGGGCATGACGGTCGCGCCGGTACCTGACATCAGCGCGGGAGGTTCCTACCTCACCAGTTCGATGTTTGCGTACGTTGCGAGTCTCAATACGGCCAACTCAAATGTTCGCGCTGGCGTGTATGTAAGTTCGGCAGCGCAGCCGTCTATCTGAGTGATTCTAACGCACTTAGCTATTGCAGAATCTTCTTGTATCATGGTCGCCTTTATGTTATGTTCCATATAGAGGTGACCATGAACAAGACGAAGGCGTGTAGCAAATGCGGGAAAGTTCATAACGATTTTCCGCCTAATGTCAACCACGGAACATTCTGCAAGGCGTGCTGGAATGAATATCACCGAGGCTGGTCTCGACGCAACAATGCAAAGATTGCCGATTACGCACGGAGACGATATCGAAAGCTCAAGACGCACGAGCCTGAGAAACTCCGGGCTTATCAGAGAATTTCTAATCTCAGCCACAAAGGCGTCACCGTCCAGTGGTATCGCAGTAAGTTTGAAGAACAAGGTGGTGCTTGCGCTATCTGCGGCGATGCCGAGACGAACGCAAGAAACCAATATGGCCCAATTTCAAGCCTCTCGATTGACCACGACCACGGATGTTGCCAAAAGCAATATCACTGCTGCGGGAAGTGTGTGCGCGGATTGCTCTGCGGGAAATGCAATCGAAGGTTGGAGGCCATTGAGGTTCACGGCTGGCTTGAAAAGGCCCTCGCCTATCTCGCCAAGTATCCAAAGCGTGAAAGGACTCCTGGCGAAGTGGCTCCCCTTTTCAATCCTCCGCAGGAAGCTCCCAAGCCCGTATCAGCCGAGCCGACGCTCTTTGACTAACTGGTTCGATCTGAGCTTCGCACCTAAACCTTTTGGAGGAAACACATGAAGAAACTGAATCTGCTTGACGTACTCAACCACCGATGGGAGTACCAAGGCCCACGGGAAATCTGCGGCGCCGGGTTCTCGACGGCCCCGCCCCTTCCGGCCGGGATTTCGGCGCTTCCGGCGATTCTCTATAACCAGACCATGGCGGCCGTCACTGCCACCATCAGCACCACCACGCTCATGACCGCTCCGGCCAACGGCACCTACCTGATTGCGTGCCAGGGCACCACGACCGTCCTGGGCAGCGGCGCCTCGTCCAGCCTGGGATACCACACCGTCACGGCGGGCTTCACCGATCCGGTCGGGTCGGCGCAGACGTTCCAGATTGGCGTGATTACGCTGGGGACCGGCTCCAACTACAACGGCGTCCTGGGGAACTGCCCGTACACCACCGGCCCCGGTTTCGCCATTGTGCGCTGCAAGGCGGGCTCCGCCATCACCATCGCGACCGTGCTGACGGCAGCCGGCGGGTCTCCTGCTCCGAATCCCAACATGGCGCTCACCACCATCATCATGGCGCTGGGCACGTAAGGCTGCGGGGATTCTGATGCGTCCGAGGGGTGGTGCGAGCCACCCCTCAAAACTGCTTTGCAACGCTCCTGCCATGTGCTACCCTATGCGCGTGAAAACCTATCTGCCTATTGGCATCCTGATGGAGAAGGAGAGCCGTAAGTGACTCAACTCCAAGCTCCATTCCCATGGTTCGGCGGAAAATCAAAAGTTGCACAATTGGTTTGGGAACGGTTTGGAAACGTCCCCAATTATGTCGAGCCATTCTTCGGAAGCGGGGCTGTTCTTCTTGGTCGCCCTACGTTTCCACACACCGAAACAGTAAATGACCGGGACTGCTTCATAGCAAACTTCTGGCGTGCCTTGCAAGCTCAACCAGAGGAAGTGGCTCGATATGCAGATAATCCGGTCAACGAGGCCGATCAACACGCCCGACATCTGTGGCTGATTCAGCAGACTGATTGGGCTGAGCGCATGAAGACCGACCCTGATTATTTTGATGTGAAGATTGCGGGGTGGTGGGTATGGGGGCAATGCGTTTGGATTGGTTCGGGCTGGTGCTCGGGACTTCGCCAGCTACCTCACCTCGGGGATGCGGGTATGGGCGTGCATCGCCAGCGACCTCACCTCGGGGACGCGGGTAAGGGCGTGCATCGCCAGCGACCTCACCTCGGGGACGCGGGTATGGGCGGCATCGCAAGCGACCTCACCTCGGGGACGCTTTCTCGGGCGCATCTGATTGCTTACATGACGGAGCTTGCCAACCGACTGCGCTGCGTGCGGGTATGCTGCGGCGACTGGAGCCGTATCTGCGGACCTTCGCCAACCGTCAAGCATGGCATTACGGGTGTTTTCCTCGATCCTCCATATTCCGATGATGCGGAAAGAACCGAAGGACTTTATTCTGCCGAAGACCTGAGCGTGGCTAAGGAAGTTCGCGAGTGGGCCTTGGAATGGGGAGAAGACCCGCGCATGAGAATCGCCCTTTGTGGCTATGAGGGTGAGCACGTTTTTCCAGAAACTTGGGAATGTGTTCATTGGAAAGCACGCGGCGGTTACGGCTCCCAAGGCGATGATGACGGGGTTGGCCGACTTAATTGCGGCAGGGAAAGAATTTGGTTTAGTCCGCACTGCCTGACAACAACTCTCTTTGCCAGAACTGAGGCGATGCGGCAATCTTGCATCGAATACGACGGGCCGGACAAAATTGGAGCACTGACCGGCGAATTGGACGCAATGGTAGAATTGGAAATGCTCAAGGAGAAGACGCAGTAATGCACCTTCCTAAGCACTACAAGGACTTCGTAGAAAACTTTGGTGGCACGACCTACGGCAAGCCGCGATTCAAGCTGATTTGGGGCAGCACGCCCGATGGCCAGTTCGCCATCCCCGATTGCTTCTTCTTCCCCTACAAGGATGCTTGGGTGCTCGCGGAATTTCGACCGCCGCAGGACTTCGGCCCGAAGTGCGATTGGGACGGCGCTCAATTTGGCGAATTTCCAAGTGGAGGGGGTTACGTGCCGCTGGAGTGTTTTCGCCATGAGATCAAGGGCCGCAAGGAGCCGGACATGCTCGACAGCGAATGGCTCAACAAGGAAGTTCTGGGCCGCATCATGTTCCTTCACCTGCGCCATGAGCACGACACGATGAAGCAGCGCCTCAGCGTGTACAAGGAAGCGGAACTGGCGAAGGAAGAAGAGAAGGTCCGAGTCATTGCCGACCGCCTGCAAGACGCCTTCCCGCAGTTCGGAGACGCCTGCTCGTTCTCGGGCCAAGCCAACGTCAACAGCGCCCTCAAGCAGAAGATGGAACTCATCGAGAAGCGCATGAAGTTCGTGCGGGACTTCCGCAAGCGCATTCCGCATGGCCGCAGCATCGTGCCGAGCGGCCTCATCCAGCCGGTTGGCGGGGGAGTGTTGCAGTAAACTTATTTGCTTTGATTCGATTGTAAGCGTATAACTATCAAAGAGCCGGGACCACCGGCCAATCTAAACTCCCAGAGAGGAGCAGCAATGCCCGAAGGACAAGCATACGACGCCAAGATTGTACCGCCTAGCGCAAGCGTTCAGCAGCAGGAAAGAGTTTTCACCCGCGACAAGAACCTCACCGGCATCCAGTTCACCGACCTCAGCCAGCATCCCTACGCCAACCGCAAGCCGGACTATTGGGTGCATGTCTACAACATCTCGCACCGCGAATTCCATGTGACGCGGCCACCGCACTGCCCCAACATCCGCATTCCGGCCTGCCCGGACGATGAGCCGTACATCCTCGCGATCAAGTTCCCCAACATCACGCACCTCAAAGACATCCGTGCGGAGAGCGGGGAGACGGACCTCATCCCGCAGTACGGCGAGAGAATGGCAATGGACATCATCAACCCGTCCAACCTGGGCGTGGATATGTGGGCGCAGCCGCCTGCCGATCAGGCGTGGCTCGACGGTGGCAGCGACGACCTCAGCCGGCGCGGAGTGTTCTGGACCATCAACAATCCGCCGACCCGCGAGGAACTCACCAAGGCAAAACAGCGCATGGAACAGCACTATCATGCGTTGATTGAACGCGCAAACCAAATTTCACAAGACCCGCAGGCACCCAAAAACGAGATTTCTCCTGAAATGCACAAAGCAGCGGATTACTTCCAAATCTCCCCTGGCTGGCACAGTCATCTGGCTACGCCGGAGTTTTGCGAGAACTGCGGCGAGCAAATCCGACCCGGTGTGGCCTTCCACATGAACCAGTCCATCGGAATGCTCTGCATTCGCTCGTGGGAAAAAGCCGTCAACGCTGGCGTGAAAAAGCTGGAGGACGTTCCGGCCTCTCATCGAGGAGATTGGTGGAGAGCCGCTCGCGAAGTTGAAGAAATGGGAGAACTGGAAGCCAAGACGCGGCCGAGCAAGGCGAAGCAGCAGTAAGAACCGTCTGAGGACCAAATATGGGCGCGTTCCCCACCATCGAGGACTATTGCATTAGGCTACGGACTTACGTGGGCGACACCTTCGCCGGGACAACTGGAACCCCCGGCGAGGGCCGCGTTCTGACGGATTCGCACCCGTCGATCCTACCCCTTTTGAACGAAAGCATCTGGCAGCTTCAGCGCGACCTCGAAAATACCGGCTTCATGGCGAACCGTCAGGAAGTTGTCATCTACAACATCCCGGTCATCAGCGGAGCCAACGGTCCCGGCAATCCCGATCCTGCCGCGCAGCAGGCGCTCAGCTTCAGCGGCTTCTTTGACGGCACCAACACAACCGTCACCCCTACGCTTCCGACGAACCTCATCACGCCGCTCTATATGTGGCAGCGCAACAGTAACAGCAATCTCCCGTTCGGACACTTTAAAGAAACCACCACCGGCATCCGCAGCGATTACCAGAGTCAATTCCTTGGCGAATGGGAGTGGCGCAACAACACGATCTACTGGAACGGCTCGACACAACTGTGCGACATCCGCTTGCGCTATTCCTGCACGTCCATCGTCTACACAAGCGCGATATGGCAGCCTTCGACCTTTCCGCTGACGGCGCTTCCGTTTCTGGAGGACGTGCAGCCGCTTGCGGCGTGGGCGGCGTACAAGTACACCAAGGGCAAGCCCGGAATGCTTGATGTCGATTCCTTCAAAGAGGACTACCAGCAGGCGATGCTCGGCATGGCCAACCGCATCGTGCGGGCGAAGCAGGCCGCTCCCGTTGTGAGAGAGTCTTACGGGGATGAGGCCGGGATCATGGAATGGGGAGTTTAGTAAAGTCTAAGGAGGCAACATGGCATGGATAAAGAGTGACCCAAAGAGAATGTCAACGGCCCGCAAGCCGCGAGGGAATTCATCGGGCTTTGCCTCACGCGCCAGCCAGGCCCGTGAAGGTGCGGCCGATGAAGGACTGCTGGCCAGCATGACCCGTTCCAGCGATCAACCGCTGCCGGCAGAGGAGCGCGACCGGCAGACGCCTGAAATCCCCGGCGAGATTGGGCGGCTGATGGGACGCGGCGCGGAGCCGGAAGAGTCCGAGGAACCCATGCCTCCTCCCAGCAAGAGGCGTTTTTCAGCCATGGGCCGCAGCACGCCGCCCATGAGTTTCAGTTGAGGAGGGCGCAATGGCGCTAATCGACGTTGATGTATTCTGTGCGGGTTGCGGAAAGCACATGGGAGTGCGGAAGGCGGAACACACTTCTCCACCCGCCATCAAAGGCTGCTGCCCGGTATGCTTTCCCCCGGCATCGGGGCCTCTTGAGCCGCTCTATCCTGAGTTGGCCGTGAAGGCGGAAGCGAAGCCACCTGAGAAAGCTCCCCCGGAGCCCGAGAAACCGGAAGTGCCAGCGCCAGCGGAACCGTTGCCACCTCCACCGCCGCAGCCGGACGCGGCCGGTGTGATGCGCGGTCCGAAGCCGGAAGTCCATCCACCCGAGGAGCCAGCGGCGGAGGCGCCAAAAAACGAGCCCGCCTCGGCGTGAAGCTGCACCGTTGCGCCGAGAACCTGCTCATCTTCCATTGTCCCGGCTGCAATTACGGGCACGCGGTAAGGGTAGGGGGTGAAGGGCCAGTTTGGGAATGGAACGAATCCATGAGCGTGCCGACGTTCTACCCGAGCATTGTGGTGCAAGCCTCGCAACCCCAGCTTCGCTGCCACAGTTTCGTCAGCCAAGGCAAGATTCAATTTCTGGATGACTCGTTTCATGAGCTTCGAGGAAAGACGGTTGATATTCCTGATTGGGAACCGTAAAAAGTGGCTAGAAAACCGCAGCCCCCAGCCCGAGAGTTTACCCTTCAGTCATTTGGCGGGTTATACACTATCGCTGACCCCCGCGTGCTCCCAGCCGGGGCTAGTCCACTATGCTATGACGTAGATTTTACCATTCAGGGCCTCACCATAAGACCCGGACTGACCGTCCCGGTCACCCTTCCGTCCGGCACCGCAGCCTATCAGTGGATCAAGGGCATGAGCCTGCCGGGTGGCCTGCAACAGACGCTCTTTCAGGACAGCACCGGAAATCTCTTCTACGAGAACCTCGCCATTCCGGGCATCCTGACCAAGTTCTACAGCGGCATCCTCAATAGCGCCCGTGCGTTGTCGGCTACGTTCCCCAACGCTGAGTTCATCGGACTCTCGAACCTTGTTTCGGGAGTAGACCAGCCCCGGCAGTGGAACGGGACCAACCTTGACCGCATTTCGCAGTGCGGGCCGGGTGCGGGGCCATCTGTACCGCCGCAGGCGCCACCGGCCACCTACGGCGTGCAGTCCATCATCCAGCCCTACAGCACGCACGTCATCGACAGTGCGGTTTGGGGAGCGTACATTGACGAGTACAACGCGCCGCCCTCCGCCAATTCGCTCTGGATCATGGGCGGACCCGGCGTCGGGGCAATCTGGCTGGGGGATGTTAAAATCGGGGACAACATCTACATCTCCGGCATGGGAACGCTGGAAGGCCAGAATCCCAACGGCACTTATACCGTTGCGGGAACCGGGTTTTTTACGGACGCCACCGGCACGAAGCCCTACATCCTGGTCACAACCAGCATTGCCGTAAGCGACTTTGCGCGGGGAACGGCGGGCGGGACATACCGCAAAACATCAGCCATCCTCACCATTACCAATCCCATCCCGGCGCTCAGTGCCACCATCGGCGGCAACCTGACGATCTCGGGGGCCAGTCCGAATCAGTGGAATGGCGTCTGGGAAATCCAGTTTACGCCCACCCTCGGGCAGTTGCTTGTGCAGGCCACCGCGTTGCTGTCCAACGTCGCCACCTACACCTACGCCATTGCGTCCGGCGAGGCCCCCGGCTGGCAGGCCGATAACGCCTACGTGCTCGGCTGCACCATTGTGGATCAGTACGGCCACGTCTGGCAGGTCACTGTGCCTGGCACCAGCGGCGGCAGCATCCCGGCATTTCCGGCCAGTCCCGCACCCGGCGCTACGATCTTGGACGGCACCTCGCCCACCCAAGTCACCTGGACTTATCAGGCTGGGGCCGTGGTGACCGTAACGGTGTACGGTACTTCCAACGGAAACGGAATTTTTAATGTCGCCAACGCCACCATTACTTCGGCAACATCGACCACGTTCACGACTACCATCCCCTCCCCAAACTTTGCGGCGGCAGGAGAAGCCGGAAACGCCATATCGGGCTCTGCCAACGTCATCGTCATCGACCCCGCACAGAAAACCCTTAATACCGGCTCCCCCGGAACCGATCCCATCTATGGAAACGCTTCCGCAGGAGGCTTAGTAGTGCCCCCCGCCACCGGAAACGTGGCCGCAGGACAGCGATATGCGATCTGCATGTTCCTGAGCCGCAGCGGCAACATCACCCCCGCGTCTCCTCCGGTGAGCTTCTATACGACAGGCCAGTCAACCCAACTGACGTTCCAAAATATTCCTATCGGGCCGCCTAACGTCATCGCACGCATCATCGCGATCAATGCAGCTAATGCTGGAATCGCCGGCCCCTACTTCTGGGTGCCCACACCCGTAACGGTGCCAGGGACGCAAGCGACCCTCGGAGCCGCGATCACCTACGACGCCACCATCATCAACGATAACGTCTCGACCTTCCTCGGTCCCATCAACATCTCCGATCCGGTACTGCTGGACTCGATAAACGTCACCGAGGCCGGCAATAATACGCAACAGCAGCGTGAAATCGGGGAGTTCGCCAAGTGTGTGAATTATTTCGGGCGCGGCTTCTACATCGGAGAGCGGGTCAAGACGGATAACTTCGTCAACGTCACGTTCGACGGCGGAACGGTGTCGGGTCTCCCTGCCGGATGGACCGTCAGTCCCAAACTCGCCTACGACATTTCGGTAGTGCCGTCGCCCATTGTGAATACTTCGCTCTACATCAAGAACATCGCGACTCCCAAAATCGTCCAGGCGGTTTCGTATTCGGCCACAGCCGCATCCACCATCACCGCTGCCTTCGGGGTATCTCCGACGCCTGGGAACACCATCGTATTTCTTTTGACGGGTCATAATCAGGTAGGAGGGTATCCTTCCCAGACCGGGCTCATCACCCAGACCAATAAGACGGGCGCCTACTGGAACAGCGCCATCTACACCCGCACCGTGCAGGCAGGCGACTCCGCAAGCTGGACACTGAGCCTCGGTGGCACGCAAACCGGGTTTTCAACGCTGGCGATGTACGAATTGCCCGGTACGCCAGTCGTCACTGCGGCCAGCGGTGAAATCACTTCGGGGAGCATCACGACCAACGTCATTACCCCCACCGGAACCAGCATCGTTCTGGCGAATTTTATCATCGACAACGGCACCTATGCCGAAACGGTTAAACTGAGTCCGACAATTTATTACGTGGACCAGATTGAAAGCACTTACTCTTTCAACGCGAATGTCTATACGGTAACGGGCTCCGGGGCGAGCCTTCCCACCTCCGCCATCACCCTTACCGCAACGCCCTGGACTCCCGTTCTCAACCCCGTCTGGACAACGATTCTGTGCTCTTACGGCCCGACCGGGGTCACCATCAACCCCACCGGAACCACTCTCCCTAATATGCTGGTGCTCTCGCAGGGCGCGGCGCTGGATGCCTACTCAGAGGCCATCATCCAGAGCAATACGGCCTACAGCGTCAGGGTCACGGCCTCAATCCCATCGGGGAAGACGAGCGGCAGTCTGGTGGTGGAACTCTATTCTCCCTCGCTCGATGCCAACTGGCCTTTCACAATTCCGTTCGCGTCCATGAGCACGTCGGTGAAGGAGTTTACGGCCACCTTCTCCAATCCGCAATGGTTACCCGTCCCATCTGACCTCCAACTCCGCGTGTATCCGCTCAACATGGCCGTTGTAACCGACGTGCTTGTGGACCGCATCGAAATCTATCCCACTACGCAACCCGTTTACGCGCAGCAATGCGCGGTCAGCTACGCGGAGTCCTATGAGGCGGTGGACTCGATTACGGGGGTCATCGACACCTCCAACTTCACTGCGGAACCACAGACCGACATCTTTGTGTTTCTCGAAACGCTCTACATCAAGACGGCCACCAAGACTTTCGCCATCGCCGCCGCAAACCAGAGCGGCGAGCCGTCAAGCTGGGAGATCAGAGAGGTTTCCAATACCATCGGGGAGTGCGGACCGCTGGCGAGCGATCTCGGTGAAGAATACAGCCTCGATGCGTGCGGATTGGGAGTGTTCCTGTTCGACGGCGGCAATCACATCAAGATCAGCCAGGAAGTGCAGTCCATCTGGAACGCCATCTACAAGCCCGCGCTCAACACGATCTGGCTCCGCAACGACATCACCAACAAGCGCATCATGGTGGGAATCCCGCTGCCCACCCCGAATCAGTGGCTCCCGAATGCGCCTGTCAACGCCACCCCGACCAGCCCCAACGTCATCCTGATGTGCTCCTACCTGGGACTCGACACGGGTCTCCAGATTGCGGAGGGGCCAAGCATTGTCGTGTCGGCATTTGCGGGCCACCTCATCTTCAAAGAGGGCCATCGCAAATGGACGTTGTGGACGATTCCCTCACCGTTGGGGAACTTCATTCCGCGACCGGACGGCAGCACCCAATTCTGGTTCGGCGGCAACTTCAACGGCGAGATATACGAACTCGATCCCACCAACACTACCGACAACGGCGCGGCAATTCCCGAGACGTACTGTACCAATGGATTTTCGGATAAGATCACCAATGAAACTTTGCAATTAGGCGATGTGCGGAAACTCTATCAGTACGGCCTCGCGAAGATTGAAGGCTCGGGGCAGTGGAATGTGAACTTCTACCCGGAGACTTTGGCAACGCCGTACATGGCGACCCAAGCGGCCTTCAACCTCTACAACCCGGCGCTTGATGATACTAATTTCCCTATTGCCCAGAACGGCAACGCGATGTTCATCGAGTTCACGGTGGACGGAAACGTGGGTAGCTGGTTCCAGTTGGAAAGACTCGTCATTTTTGTCTGTCGTGATCCTTGGTTGCCAATTAGCGGAGTGTGATAATGACCGGATTTCTGTTCCCTGATGCAGCGAACTTTATGCCCAAAGGAGAAGAGCAAAGAAGACAAGCGTACAGCGAAACCAAAGAATACGCTCGTCGAAACACTCAATTGTATAGAATGCGTCATCCTGACAGAGTTAAAGCCCAACAGCAAAAACGATATTGGGAAAATAGAGAAAGGGAATTGAAAAGGACAAAGGATTATCAGGATGCCCACAGAGAACAGCACCGGAGGGTAAATAACAAAAGAACGGTCGGATTAAAGACTGAAGTGCTTACGCACTATGGCCCTTTTGGAATCCTGAAATGTTCTTGGCCAGGATGCCCCATCGACGATTTGGATATGTTGAGCTTGGACCATATCAATAATGATGGCCATGAGCATCGAAAAAAGACAAAGGGAAAGGGCGGAGGAGATATTTATCGGCTACTAGTCAAAGAGGGTTTCCCGAAGGGATTCCAGACACTTTGTTGGAACCATCAAATTAAAAAGGAGCTTGTCAGAAAGCGGGCCTTGATGGAGAGACCAGTCATAACGCGCTAAAACATATTTTCTTCATGCCAGTCAGTTTGTGCGATAATCGCGGGTTAGTAGGAGATTTTTATGTCATGGCTAACGAGCATTCTTGGTAATCCCGCTGCTGTGCAGTCAGCGCAGGGCAATCTGAACGCCGTTATGGGAGCGGAGGGCCTCACCCCGGCAGGGCAAGGAATTCTGTCTGGTATTTTGCCCACCTTGCAGCGCCAAGCGACCGGCGGTGCTCCCGGCTTCGGGCCGACCGGACTCGCCACCATGCAGAATCAAGCGCTTTCGGGCGTGGCTGCCAAGACCGGGGCGAGCGCTGAAGAAGCCCGACTGCGGGCGCTGCGCAGCAATAATCCTGCCTCTCTCAACGCAACCGGCGTAGCGATTGCGGGCGAAGGTGCGCGGGCAGCCGGTGGAACGCTTCAGGACATCCTCGCGCAGAACGAAATGCTCAAGGCCAAACAGCAGGAAGCCGCGCTCCGTCAGACCGGCGAAATTGGGACGAGCGACATCAACGCGGGCCTGAAAGCTATGAGCGAGGCCCCCGGCGCACTCGAAGCCATGCTGAAAGCGCAGTCGGCCCCGGCCCCGTGGATGAGCGGCCTGAGCAACTGGTTCAATCTGGGCGGGCAGGCACTTGGCGACGTAGCCAAGGCAGCGGCGCTCTGAGGGTGATACGATGGCAGAAACGCGGGGACCCACGAAAGAAATGACGCTCTACGATCTTCTCGGCATCAGCAATCCCGAGGAGGAGCAACAGCCACCGCCATCTACTGCGGCCCCGGAGATTTCAAGCCTGAGGATGCCCGCTCCCATCGGAATCCCGTCCGTTTCCACTGCCCCGCGAGTTGGAGTGCCCGACAGGTCAACGCCCTTCATGGCCCCCGGAGCCAGCCTCACGAATGCGGTTTTCCCAACAGTCCAGCAACAGGTTGGCAGACGGCCCGTCTCAAGCGTGCTTCCGAGTGTCGAGTTGCCCAAGTCCGGGCCAGCGCCCCTTACCCCCTCAATGGGCATGATGTCGCCGCAAGACCGTTCGGAAGGCCAAGCAGCCGGAGGCCCCGTAGCGGCTCCCCGTTCACGCCTTGACCGTTTCGGCCACATCGTCGGGGAAGTTGGCAAGGACGTTGGAGTAGCGGCCGGGAGCATGTTGCTGCCCGCTGTGATGCCTTGGATACCCGGCACCCCACAGCATCAACGGATGGAGGAAAACGCACAGAAACGCCGGGATGAAGCCGACATCGCAAAGCGGGAAGGGGAAGCGCGTATTGGACAGATTGGGGCGCAGACCGGCGAGGAACAGGCGGTTACCCGTCAAAGAGGGCTTGAATCGGATGCCCTTGGACGGCGGGCGAAGGATATAGCCGATTACATGGCCGCGCATCCTAACGCAAGCCAACTGGATGCGGAAAAGGCGGTTGAATCCGCGCTCAGCCCTACCTCCGTTGAGAAGCCAATGACGGTGAAACCGGGAGAGTCGATTTACGACCCGACAACCGGAAAATTTACCACAGTTCCCGGCACTACCCCCGAGGCATTTGAGCGCAGCGAGATTGTCGGGCCGGACGGCAAGCCGATGCTGGCCAATTATGATCGCGCTAAAGGGAAATACTTTGATCTGAACGGAAATGAAATCGCTGGCGCAAAGCCGTATCAGAAAGAACCGAATGAGCCCAAGCCAACTGCGGGCATGGTAGGTGGGAAGCCAGCTTGGGGCCAATACGTTCAAGGAAAGGGATGGCTTGACCCGAATACAGGACAGCCAATTCCGGGCTTCCAGCCGCCTCCGTCATTCGCTGAGACGGGACTCTATGAACCGACTGAGGTCAATGTCGGCGGAAAGCTCCAGCCGGGGAAGTTTGATCGGCGCACCGGAAATATCACTGTGGCCAACGTCGCGGGCGGAGGCCCCGTCGCCATCCCGCACGCGGTCGAGGGAGAAATCAACAAAATCATGGACACGGCACGGGGAGCCGATACGCGCTATGGCGTGATGATCGACAACGAGAAGCCCGCACTTGCCGGAAATCAGCAGGCCATGATTAACATTCTTGCGAACCATATGGGCATGACGCAAGGACTCCAGAAAGGTTCGCGCATCAATCAGGCCATGTGGGATGAGGCAACGGCTTCTGCGCCCTGGATTGACCGCGTGCTGTCGAGGTTCACGAAGGTTGACCCGCAGACGGGCGAGCGTGTCATTACGGGGCCGCTCTCGGGAATCACCCTCACGCCCGACCAGATCAAGCAGATGGTTGACCTGGGCCAGGACCGGAGAGTGCGTGAATGGCAGCAGGCTGCCCACACAGCGGCCCAGAACGGACTCGATATCTCAGGCGAGATTCCGCAGGATGTGCGCGAGGGAATTGCAAAGGCGGAAGGCACCGCAGGAAGTGCTGGTCCCAAAACCCCCGCCGCACCGAAAAAGTATGGCAACGTGACTTTCACCCCCGGCGAGTGACATGGCCAACGGCACCGCACAACTCGAAGCACCCGAACAGACGTTTCCAACCGAAGGTCCGTGGATTGCTGGTGACACGGTTCACGTCTACAGCCCTGACGGTCAAAAAGGTGTCGTTTCGCGCTCCGACTGGGAGCAGATGCAAAAGCCGGAGTTCCAGCAACAGCATGGAAGGTTTCAGCCCGCCGTTCCGGTGGTTTCGCCCGATGGCGAAAAAGGCTATACGCCATTCCATCAGATGGGAGAGGCCCAGAAGAACGGTTTTCAGGTACGCGGTCTCACGAAGCAACCCACCGTCGAAGTTCCCGGCTCCGCAGGAAAGCAGGAAGTCCCCGGCCTCTTCTCGGGCTTCTATGAAGGCCCGACAGGTGCCGTAGCGCCCGGAGAATCGCTTGGACACGCCGTTGGGCGGGAGATGATTGCGGCTCCCGGCAGGGCGGCAAAGAACATCGTGACCATGCCGGTTTCGATGGCCAAGACCGCTTTTACTCCTCCCCAAACTCCCGAAGAAGCAAATCTTGCCGCAACCGCCGGAGTCGGAAGCGAGGGATTACTCGCTGCCAAGCGCATGTTGTGGGACCCTGCCGTGAAGGAACACGAAGCCGCACGCGAATCGTTTGAAAAATCGCTTGACCCTCGATTGAGCGTGGGGACGAGGCTGGCGGAATTGGGGGCGGGGCTTGTTCACCGTGCCGGAGAAGTCGTTCCGGTTGTCGGCCCGTGGGTTGGTGGGGCCGTCAGCGAAGCCGAGAAGGGGCACATTGGCGCGGCCCCGGAGTTTGGGTTGGAGTATTACGGGTTCAAAGGAGCCGCAGAAGCACCCAAAGTCGGAATTGAAAAAATTAGAACCAACATGGGCTATAACGGCCCTGAGCCGGGGTTGAAGTTAATCAAGCAATCTCTCGCTGTCCCCCCCGGCAAGGCTGGCGTGCGTGCTGCTTCGATGGATAGTGCGCTTGCAGATGCAACAAATCAGCTTTCTGAATTAGCGAGGCAAGCACCTCCATCTGGGAAGGGACCGGATGTATTCAACCAATTTGCGGATACTGTTGATAGGCGGCAATCGGAAATATGGAATAGGGCACATGAGCAGCCGATAGAACGGGTAATGGAGAGAAATCCCAATCACCCCGTTGACCATACACGACTTGCTACAGAAGCGCAGGATATTCTGACGAGGCCGGGAGCAGACGGCAACCCAGTCCCCACAGTGGCGGCTGAGAATAATCCGCGTGAGGCAGCCGAAGCCCAAAAATGGCTTGACCAAGCCAAGCGGCCACAAAATCTGAAAGATTTGGATGACCGAATTAGGGAGATAAACGCCGATCTCAATAAACGCGGCCCGCAGGGTTCAATGGAAGCATACGGACCGCTTGGCGTGCGAGTCAGGCAGGCATTCGTAAAAGCCGCCAGGGATGTTGTTGACCAAACTCTTGTTGATGCAGGAGAACAAGGCGTAAAAGAATGGAACCGCCAATGGGGTGCCCTAGAAGAGTTCAAAAATAGAACTCTTGAGCGCGGGGCGCAGGAAGCACTGAGGGATGCGAGGGGAGACCTTGAAAAACTTCCCCCTTGGGCGCGGCTCTACCTCTTCACAAGCCCACGCGGAATGGCTATGGGAATTTCGAGCCAAATAGCCAAGGCTTTCGAGGGAACCGAGGCCGGAAGATTTAAGACGGGATTGACCAAACTTGGCAGGGCAGGTTTGAAGCCAGAACCTTATCCAACCGCCCCGCCGCCCCCACCTCCGCCGCCAGCGCCGGAATTGACTCCGCCTATTCCCCCTGAGCCCGCACCGCGCCAGACCCTCACCGACCTGCTAGGCCCCAACTTCCGAGAGCGTTGGGCCGATGAGGAAGGCCGGCAGGGAGCCCGCGAGCGCACCGCCGCAATCCGGGCTGGAATGCCCGCCGTTGAGCCTCTGAAGCGTCCCACAGTGCCATCCTTTGAGATGCCGGTACCGGAAGAGCATATCCCGACCGTACAGGAACTTGCCAATCTTGGCCGGGAGGCCCCAAAGCGTCCAGCCGAGCCAGCGCCGTTCATTCTGGGCAGGGGAACCGCCATTCCGTTCACCGACGAGATGCGCCAGCAGGCAGCGTTACGTGCCCAAGCCGCAAATCTCCTTGGAGATGTCGAAAGAGCACGCGATCTGGAAGAACAGGCCAGAACCCAACAGCCTTTCCGGGTGATCGACAGGCGACCAATCCAGGGAGTCGCGGAAGTGGCCCCGCGTCCGTCTGAAGAGCCCCCACCGCCCACCGCCGCCCCACCGCTCGTCCCGAAGCCTCAAGGCCCCGGCCCCACAGTGCCGCGTGCCCCAGAAGGCGCCGCACCGCCACCGCCCGTCGCGCCTGAGCTTGCCGCCGCACCTGCGCTTAAAGTGGCCCCTGCCGTCACAGAGCGGCCCGTAGAGGCACCCAAACCGCCTAAGAGGGGTCCAGTAGGGGGGAGAAAGCCAGTCGCGGGAGCACCGCCCCTTCCCGTGGCGACAGAAGCTCCAGCGCCGGTAAAATCTACCGAACCAACTCCGAAGGCTGCTATTGCTGCCCCGGCAATCCGTCAGGCCCCTGCTGTCGAGACCCCACCCCCCGAAACCGCCGCAGACCTCATGGACAAGCGGGACGCCCTCAACACAGAACTTCAGGGCACTACCGACCCAGCACGAGCGAAGACTCTGGCAAGGCAGATTGAAGGGCTAAACTCGCGCATCGGTTCGGCAGATGTCGAACAGGCAGCCGCCGCAGCGCAACCGGCCAAGCCTTATGGGAAGGCACCGGAGGTTCCCGCTCCCCGAGAGGCTGAGGCGGGGGTGAAAGAACCGTGGGGTGAATTTAAGCCGAATGCTCAAGGCTATCAAGCGCGAGAACTCCCCGGATTAGATGAGCGTTACTTTGTAGCGCAGCAATCGCCCGACAGATTTGATTTGATTGAATCCGACAAGGGAAGCACCCGCGCCACCGTGAAGCGTGATCGTGATGGCTGGAAGCTCTCAGTTGAAGCGGCCAAGGTTCAACATCCAGCGAAAGACGTATGGATTACGCAAACGGACGTTCCAGAAAAGTTCGATACGCCGCAAGCTGCTGCACTTGCTTTCAATGATGCCCTGAAAGCATGGGAGAAGCCCGAAACTGTAACCAAGGCAGAATATCAAAAATTCGGAGGCACTGAGGAAGCCCATCGTATAGCCGTCAAGAACGCCATAAACCAGGGCAAAATCTCCTCTCACCCGGACTATCCCGACCTCGCAGGAGAGGCTCAAAAAAAAAGTGAAGAATCGGCCATAACTCCGCAAGAAGCAACTCCCCCCGAAGAAGCCAAGGGCGAAACCATTGGCGAGCGTCTCGGTAAAAATAGTAGTGGAAGAATCGGCACCTTGATTCGTGGCGAGAATCGCATTCCCATAAGTCTGCGCCCTGATACCTCGACAACGGGAGCCTATTCAGTTGTCGCTCATACCCCAGAGGGCACACAATCTTACCGGATGCAGTATAAACGCGGGGAATCGCTTGCAGATGCAATGAAGCACTTTGAAGAGTACATGAATACGGACAATCCCGGCGAGCCGTTCAAGATCGAAGTCTCAGAAGCCAAAGCAAAGCCCGAACCCGTCCCCGCAACTCCCGAATCTGGTGAGCGTGCCGAATTGAAACGCCTTGAGGGATTACGTTTCAAGACCCGGCCCCAAGAAATCAGAATCGACCAGCTAAAGGCCCGTATCGCCGCCAACCCCGCCAAGTGGAAGCCGGGAGACGGCGTGGGATGGAAAGTTACGGGCGACCAGACAAATCGCGGCTTCCAAGTCGTGAGTGTTGACCCGGCAACCAAGATGGCGACGATCCGCCAAGTGGCCGACACCGGACTCACCAGCACAGGCGGAGATTACGACCGCATCCCCGAGCAACAGGTTCATATCGCAGACCTCGTAAGGGACAACAAGTACAATGCCAAGCCTTCCCCCGCAGCCACACAGGTGACTGAGCCTAAAGAGGGGGCGGCCCTCCCCGCTCCCTCTGGGGAACCGAAGAAACTCGATGAGGCCATCAAAGCCCTTCCGGGCGCAATGGACGAATTTGCCGCTGAAAAGGGCGAGGGTCAAGGCGCAAGAGGGGCGGGAATCGAGCCTCTCAGTTACGATGAAATGCGCCAAGTTGCAGCGAAGGTTGCAAAGCAGTATGGCGTTCCTGAGGCCGTGCTGATAAAGCAAGGTTTGTACCTGCCCACCGAGAAAGCACCAAATCTACCGGAGGACATCAATGTAGAGCCCACGGGTAAAGCCGCAGGGGTATCCGAGCCCTCTCCCCAACCCCAAAAGGGCAGCTTGGAAGAGAAGCCCGCGCCTACTGAGGCTGCCAAGGCCCCCTATGAAATGACTCAGGACGAATACCATCAGTGGCGATCATCGAACGGATTCACGGACCGCGAGGCGAACAATCAGCTACATCACAGCCAAGTGGAATCTGCGCTCCAGGGCAAAATTGGAAGCATCAAAAGGGACGCCCAAGGAAACCCGATTCCGCGAGAGGGTGCGACGGGAATTTCAGAACCTTATCAGCGCGAGGCCACCGTCCCTCCCGAAGTCCTAGCCGACTACCCCGACCTAAAGCCAGCCGAGACTGCACCAGTGGAAGGAAAGGGGAAGGAAACAGCCGCCCCTCCCCCCGCTCGTCTCACTCCCAAGTCGAAGGTGGGGCCGATGGTGGAGAATCTGCCGGGCATGGAAAGTGCAGTTGAAGAACAGAAGGCAGCGGCGCAGCGTCAAATCGGGGAGAATTTAACGCAAACTCTCAAGAATCCCCCGGAAATGTCTATTTCAAAAGCCGCAGGTGAAATGGAGCGTAGCAGTCCTCTATTCGCAGGAAATGAAGAAGTCCAGGGCCAGAAGCAGATGTTTTCAGCGACTCCGGTGTCCAAGGCCGCGCCTCCGCCAGAAGGAATCGTTGAAGCGCCGCTAAACAGCTTGCGAATCA